AAATCGGGTTCTGGGGTCTGGGGACGGGGGTCTTCATCGTCGCTCCCAAAACCGGCAAGTGATAACTGACCCCTGACCCCTGACCCCTATCTGGCGTACCCGCTGTGCAACACCGTCCTCGCCGGCCCGCTTTCCGGCCAGAACCACTCGACGCACGTGATCGGGATGTCGGGAGATTGCGCCCCCTGCATCCCCTCGCGGCGGACCTTGCGCAGCATCTGACCCAAAAGCTCGCCCCAGTCCCAGATCCCCTCGGCCGTGATCTCGCCGCGTGTCCGCCCGGCCAGGTAGCGGCATATCGCGCCGGCCATCGCCAACTCGAGTTTCGCCACGTCGTTCCGCAGGACCATCCACCGGCCCGAGAGCGTCCGGACCAATTTGCCCTTCTCCGTCGAGACGACCGTCTCGGGGGCCAGCAGCCAGAGTTCGGCGTCGTGGACCTCGATCACCATCACCCCGGCCTGCGGCCGGCCTTCCTCCGGGACCATCGACCGCTCGATCTGGAGCCGTTCGTCGGCGTGGAACGCCACGGTCGCGACGATGTTTTCATAGTCCCATTTCGGCGGCGTCCGCGTCGGCGCGGGGGCGGACCCGTCGATCCAGTGGTTCAGGGCCATCAGGTGGTTTGGGCTGCAATTGACCTGGACGCCCAGATCATGGCTCAATGCCGAGCAGTGCAGGCCGAGCAACTCGGCCGGAATGTAGGACAGGTCGGAGGGCTTCGTCTTATCCAGCGGCGCGCCCAACCAGAGCGCGGTCGGCAGATATTCGGGGCTCTTTGCCTCGGTGTTGCCGTCCACCGGGGCGGCCAGGTCCGGCCCATACTTCCACCCGACCTGGAGCGGCAGCCAGTGGAGCGTGCTCCGAAACACAGACTGATAGTCGCCCTCCACGATCTCCGGATCGCCAGGCGGCTTGCCGGGACCTGCCATGCGGGGCGCGGCATATTTGGCATGGTTTCCCCAGGTCGATGTGGCGACGAACGTCTGGAAAACCTGCTTGTATTTCGCCTCGCCGCGGGCGATGTCATGGGCTTTGGCCTTTCCCGTCTTGGTGCCGTCGCCGGCCTTGTAGGCGGTCTCATCCGCGGCGGTCCAGCCCTTTTGCAGGTCGCGCGATAGAATGACAGGCCCGCTGCCGAACTCGAGCGTCCGGCAGACGACGATCCGGCTGCCGATCACCCGCAGTTTGCTGTAGCGGTGGTCGTCGGTATAGACGATCAGGTCGCGGAGGACCTGGGGGCTGCTGCCCATTTCGATCTGCACCTCGTCGGGGTTTTTCGGGAGCGTCTTCGAACCATAGGAATAATTATCGCCGGCGAGGCTGTAGACCCAGATCACAAACCCGTCGCCCTCCGCCGCCGGCCGGACGCAGAAATCGAGTCCGTATTTCGTGGGAATCAATTCCCGCAGGATGTGCCAGGCCGATGCGGACGCCGGCAGGCGGACCGTCTCCGAGAGGTCCTTCAAGACGGCCGCCTGGCCGCCGAGATACCACTTCGGCCCGTCGCCGATATTCAGCATCGAAATCAGGTATTCCGCATAGTCGAAATTGGTCCACATCTCGTGGCCGCCGTAGAGGTACGTGCCGTAGACCTTTTCGTCACTGCGGTTGCCGCGTTTTGGGAGCCGGCCTTCGTGCGCGTCGTTGATCCCGGGCAGCCAGCCAAGCTCCACCCCCCCGTCATCCTTCGCCCACCAGGAGGTGCTGATGTGCGTCTTGCGGAGGATTTGCATGGGTCCATAGCAGGTGTAATCGGTCACGTTAGCCCACCCATGCGCCGAGGCCCCGCGTATATCGCATGTTTTGCCTGAGATCCGGCCCATCCAGAGCGTAGATTTGCTTTCGTCCCCGATGTCGAAGAGCAGCAGGCGGATCCAATAACCGTTCTCCGTGTAATCGGGATCATGCTTTCCGAATGCGTTTTGGCCCGGCGGCTTCCATGTTTCGGCCATCCGCTGGCGCGCGACCAGCGTATCGAGGTCATCGGCCGCCGCCGAGATCTTGGCGCGGACCGGATTGGTGTACTGGCAGGTCCGCCATTCGTCGGTCCATTCCCTCTTCACCTGGAGGAAGGCGATTTGCATTTCCAGCGGATAGGTTTCGTCGATGCCGACGATGGTGAGGGCCATGAAGAGCTATCAGCTATCAGCTATCAGCTATCAGTTGTCAGTTGTCAGGCGAAAACACCACGGAGACACGGAGACACGGAGAAAACGACAGGCCTTTTTCTTTCATTTCTTCTCCGTATCTCCGTGTCTCCGTGGTGTTTTCTTCGGACCGTTTATTCTCTTCCCGGCCACACCACCGCCGCTTCGGCCGGGTCCGGCGGCGTACCGTCGATCGCCAGACTGACGACGGCCGAGTTTTCCGAGTATACCCACTCGGGCGCCTCGATCGTCCCGTCGTTCCGCCGGACCTGGACCCGGATTTTCACGACGGTGACGCCGCCGGTGATCGTGATCGGCACGTCCAACACGTCGAGTCCCCGGCGGGAGAGCGCCGGCGTCTCCGCCGGATCGTCCGCAGCGGGGTCACTTCCATCGACGGTGTAGGAATAGGCCCACTCGTCGGCGCGGACGGCCGCCGCGTCGGCATAGAGTGCCGACAGGCGGACCGCCAGCGGCGCGGTCTGCACCAACTCGACATTCCGCGGGGCGGCCGGCGGCTGGCCGACCACCCCAGAGCCCGCGTCGAATCGCAGACACGTCTCACCATGCGGGCCGATCGGCAGGAAACCGCTGTCCAGGACGCCGTTGAAATAACTCACGGAAACATACCACGGGCCGGCCGTCCAGTCCTCGTCGGTCGTCAGCGGCAGTGTCGCCGAGGTGGCGAATGGCGAATCGGACTCGGCCGGCGGGCCGCTCGACGATCGGTAGAACCGGAACTCGGCCGCGTTGAAAATTCGATACAGGCCCCGAAACTCGGCCCGGCACCCGCGCGGGATGGGCTTCGAGACGATGGACCGGCCCGGGCGCAATCGGCGGGGCTGCCGGTGGGGACCGGCGATGGGACTTATAGGAGCCATAGGACCCATAAGTCCCATCGGTCCTATCGGTCCCATCGGGTTTCGGCCGTGGCGGACCGCTCGGCCCAATCGCCTTTTGGCACTAATCGCCCCGACGAACGGCACCGGTCCGACTCCGAACAGCCGCCGCCGCGGCGGGACGATCAACCCGGAGAGCATCACGTTCGACGGGTCGGCCAGGGCGGTCATCTCGCCGCGGCTGAGAACGCGGTCCCAGCGAAGCGCATCGCTAATCGCGCCCAACCAGTAGAGCCCGGCGTAATCGCCGGCCCGGCCGAGCGTCGGGGACCCGCCCGCGATTCTGGCTCCGACCGTTCCTCCGATCGGCAGACCGTTGAAGTACCCGGTAAACGGATAATAGGCGTAGTGGTAATCGAGGACCGTCCACCCCAGACACATCCAGTCCGTATCGACGTTCGGACCGACCGCATCAACTCCGTAGCTCTCACCCAGAGACACGACCCATTTTCCGCCTATGGTAAATAGACAATATGTCGCATCGCCGTCGCTTTTGACGTCAGCCCAAGTGTAGCGCCTTTCGGCCGGGACCGAGGTCTTCGCCCAGAGCATTCCGGAAGAGGCCCGGCCGACCTGCAAATTAGGCAGGGTCGGCACCGGCAGATAAGCGGCCCCGTCGAAGTTGATCATAAAGCGGCCCAATTCCGGCGCAAAGTCCCACTCGCCGGCCGGGTCGGCGAAGCCGATCAGCAGGCCGTTGCGTCGAAACGGCGACGAGTCCGCATAGCGACCCGAGAACGCGCACCCGTGACCAGCCAGGCCCGCAAAACAGAGTCCCTGAAACAGGCTGCTGGCGGGATTGAGCGTGAAGTGTTCGGGGCGTTGTCGCATGTGGATTGTGGAAGCGGCATCCTGCCGCTTCTGAAACCACGCGGCAGGATGCCGCGTCTACCTTTACTGGATTTCGTTGCTGTGGAGCGTGTACTTCAGCGTATTGGTCGTCCCCGCAAACGCCTGGCCGGTATTGTTGGTGACGTTCAGTTTGAACTTTGTCGGCGGGATGGGGATCTCGACGCGAGTGACGTATCGGGCCGTGACCGCCGCATCGAGGTTGAATTGGGTCAACTGTTGCGGGCAGGGAAAGGTCGCATCGCAATAGTTCGTCCCATCGACGCTGGGACAGATCTCCACGTTGACGCAGGCGCCGGCCGATCGGGCCGTCTGGACCCCGAGGTAGAGTTCGAGGTTCATGTAGAGGGCCCCGGCCGTGTTGTCGATCGCGCCGGACAGGACCGACGCGGCGTTTGCCAGGGCGTTCAGTTCGGTGGTGAGCAGCGTCTGGACGGCGCCGGGTGTCTCGTTTTGCACGACTTGGACCATGACATGGACTCCTGGTCATCTGATAGCTGATAGCTGATAGCTGATGGCTGATGGCTGATAGCTGAAAGCTGATAGCTGATAGCTGATCAAAACTCTTCCCACTCGAGCGACACATTTACGAGCGTCGCCACGGCCGAACCGGGCGCGGCCTCGAGGCAGAGCGTCTGGTTCGGGCCCCAGACCGGGGCCTCGTCGGGCGTCCATTCCTGGAGGAACGTCGCCCGGGCGTTCACCGAGCCGCCGCCGACCGACGCGGCCTCGAAGGTCGTCGGCTCGACGGTGTACTGGCTGCCCAGGGCGGAGACCTTGCTGGCGATGCTGCCGGGGTCGGCCTGGGCGATCGCGGTGATCGAGTTGGTCGCCGTCCCGTCGCCCGTGTTGCCGGTCCGCCGGAGGCGGAATGAGACCTGCACGTCCTGCGGCGCGCCGCCCCCGCCGCCGATCACGAGTCGGCGGAGCCGGGCGCGGTGCCCGGCCGTGTTGGCAAATTTCAGGCCCACCAGGCTGATGTGGGCGTTGGCGGTCGCGCCGGTCGATAGGCCGGCCAGTTTGGCTTTGTAGTGCATGGGGAACTCCAGAGGGGTCAGGGGTCAGGGGTTAGGGGTCGGGGGTCAGGGGTCAGGGGTTAGGGGTCGGGGGTCAGGGGTCAGGGGTCGCAAAAGTCAATATACACGATGTTGCGAACCTTCGGATCGGCCGGCGACTCGGCCGGAATCGTCCGGCGGAAATAAATCCTGCCGTTTCCGCCCGCCGCGATCGGAGCCATGTGCAGGGCCTGCGATGGGTCGGTCGGTGCGCTGTAGCTCGATCCGTTGACGCTGATTTCCAGGTCCGGCGTCGCCGGATCGAGCCAGAGGTACGGGTCGATCCGATGGTCGCCGTTGTTGACCAGGAGGGTTTCGGAGTATTCGATCTGGCCGGCCAGTGCATCCTCGGCAGTCACGTCCGCATCGCAGGGCATCGCGCCATAGCAGTCGCGCAGCAGGACCTCGGCCGAGTCGCCGTAGGTCTGGAGAAAATCGGCGTAGATCTCGAGCTGGACCCATCGGTCTTCGTCCAGGCCGCACAGGTCGGCCGAGGCGCCGTCGATCGGGACATCCAGGCCCGGCACATCGCCCGGCGGCTGCCAGGCGAGCAGCAGGGCCTCGCCGTCGGTCCGGTATGTCAGCCGTCCGGTGCCAGGCCGGTTCCGGCCCGCCGCGCGCAGCACGCGGACGCCGGCAGGCGCGCCCAAAACGGCCGGCTCGCCGTAATAGGCGTCGACGAATCCCATTTGTAGGTCGAAAGCGGGCATGGTAGACGCGGCATCTTGCCGCGTTTCTTTGTTTCTTTCGGGGACGCGGCAAGATGCCGCGTCTACTATGAAAACGTCAATTCTTCCTCCGCCCAGTCGATCTCGAACGCCGGGGAGTCCGGCGTCCTCACCACCAGGTCGGTCACGGCCGCCAAGGCCGTCTCGTTGCCGGCATCGTCCAACGCGACGACCCGCCAGGCATATTCCGTCAAATCGTCCAGCCGATCGGATGTCCAGGTGTAATACCACCGTCCAAGCTCCGCCTGGATCCAGGCCACCGCCGTCCACGCCCCGCCTGCCTTTTGCTCGTCGATCCGGTACTTGACGCACGTCGGATCGAGCGACCGGATCCAGCCGATCGTCCGGCGGGCGCCGTACACGTCCGGGCCGTCCGACTCGGGATCGAAATCGGCGTCGATCGTATCGACCACCTCAAGCCGGGCCTGGTCGCCCTTGGCGAGTTGGAAACTCTTCGAGCCGGTCGGCGTCGACCCGCGGTAGATGCCGTCGAGCCACCAGTGGAACCAGACGGGGGCCGTCAGGTCGCTGGTGACCAGGACGCGGGTCACGTCGCCGTGCCGGGTGGCGGTTTGGGCGGTGATGGTCATGGTAGACGCGGCTTCCAGCCGCGTTCTTTCCGAAGCGGCAGGATGCCGCTTCCACTTCACTCCTCCGTCTTGACGCAATGTACTTGCACCATACCGCGGCTATTGGTCACGCCCGGCCTGATCGCGCCGACGATCTGGGCGTTGCCGACCTTCTCGATCAATACGGTGTCGTTCTGGTTCAGGTCGTTCGTGATGTCGGCCATCGTGCCGACCAGGACGGCCAGGTCATCCGCCCAAATGAGCACGTTTTCCAGGTCGTCGTATTTGACGGCCACCAGGACGAAAGGCGTCCCCTTGTATCCGCAAAGCAAGGCCCCCTCGCCGTTGATCCCCGGCGTGTGCCACCGTTCGATCTGCTCGTCGCATCGCTGCGGAATGACGCCGTGGACGAAATCGCAGGTCACTTCGCCGATCTTGGCCATGGGGGCTATCAGCTTTCAGCTATCAGCTTTCAGCGGTCAGCTTTCAGTTTTCACTTGTCGGCATTTGCCGGAACGCCGAGGCTCGGCTCGGGTCGGTTGTTGTCGATGATGGCATCGGCGGCGACCTTCATTCTGACTGAAGCCTCGGTCAGCTTATCGACCGATGGCTGGAAGCGTGATGGGTCGTCTCGGGCTAGGTATTTTGCGCTCTGACGGGCGGTCGCGACCTCCTTCTCACTGAACGTTCCCTCGGGAGCACTCTCCACATCGACGACATACCCGTGCAATACCGACTGTTGGCTTTGTGTTGCGTAATTGATTCGTGTCGCGACGCCTCCAAAAAGGCCCCGTCTCGCCATCCGGTGGGCCAGAATTGATTGGGCAAGTGTGGTACGAGTTCCCGTTTGCTCCGCATTGAACATCTTAAGTGCCGCATCGGCGACCCGTTTCCCTCTGGCCGCTTGTATTTGCGGATCGTCCGACTCTTTAACGAGAGCGGCGCCCTCGGGATCGGCCTTTTTCACGCGGTCGAGCGTTTCGGCATTTTGCGGCGTGGCGACGATCAGCGCCTCCAAGGCGCCCGTGCTATCGACCGCGAGCCGCTCGGGCGGCGTCAGTTGCCCTAACCTCTCCACCATCTGGACAGGCGTCAGCCCGGTCAGGTCCACCCCAACGCCGATCCTGGCCAGGGCCGCCCGGCCTTCGTCCGACATATCACTCGGCATCTCCCCGCCGCCCCGCATCGCCGTGATCGTCTGGTACAACCTCTGCATCCCCTGCGCGGCGCGCGCTCCACGTTGCCGCATGACGGTGCCCGTTGCCGCCAGGTTCTCAGTCGGACTGAAGCCAGCGTTTCGCGCCGCCGAGGCCGTCTTCGCCCCGGCCGTCAACAAAGCTTCGTACTGATCGGTCGGTACTCCCGTCGCGGCGGCCTGGGATACGATCGCGCGTTGGCTGCCGGCCTTTCCTTTGTTGGCTTCGGAGTATGCGGCCGAGGCACGGACCACACCTCCGACGTTCGGAACGCCCGCGGTTCCCGCCAATTCCTCAAAGAACCTCTGGTCGGCTGGCTTCGTGCCCGCCGAAATCATCTCCGCCCTGATGCCGGCGGCCTGATTCTCGTCAATTCCCGCCGAGGCCGCGAACTTCCGGGCCGACTCGACGGCCTTCGTAGAATCGCCCCCGGCCGCTCGCACCTGAATTTCCAGGGCCTTCATCGGGGATTCCGATTCCTGGACCGTTTTCGCCGCCTCCTTCTTACGCTCGGCCATCATGTCCAAAAACTTCAGCGCCGCCGCGGCGGCCGTCCCGACTCCCACCAGCCCGATCGCAAACTCCTTCAACTGTCCGATGGCCTGGGCACCGAAAGCCCCAACACGGGCGTGCCCCGCCTTCTCGAGGGCCCCGGCCGTCCCCTCCGTCGCCTGCCGCGCCCGCTCCTGCGCCTGACCCACCGCCCGGCCGTAGGTTTCCGCGTCGATTTTCCCAGCCTTCAGCAGCTCCGAACACTGCGCCTGCTTCGCCAGGAATTGCTCCTGCGGCGTGCGGGTCTCGGTGTAGATCCGCTTCGCGGCGTTTTCGAGCTTCCCGGCGGCGTCCGCCGCATCCTTGTTGGTTTCGGCGACCTTCTTGAGGCCCTGCTCGAGTTCGCCCGTACCCCGAGCCAGCCGCTGAATCGCGGTCCAGGCGCGGGACTCGTCGGCAGACATTTCGATTGTTACGCCGGCCATGGGAGAGCTTTCAGCTATCAGCTATCAGCTATCAGTTATCAGCTATCAGCCGTCTTGCTGATAGCTGATAGCTGATGGCTACTCGGTTTCGAGCCAACGGAGATCGGTCACCGTGGGGCGGTAGCCCCTATCTAAACCGGCCCGCCAGCGCTGCCATTCAAGGCGCCGCCGGCCGGGATGGGCGACGTATCGGCCGTTTTTTTTTGAAGCCAATCGAGCCGCGTCCCATAGTCCGTCAGCACGTCCAAGACCGCCCGGGCCAGCGCCGGGGTGAGGATCCCGAGCATCGCCGCCTCGGTCCGGCCGATCCGGTAGTTTTGCGCCAGGCAGACCACGGCCGAGTCGACGAGATCGTCAAACTCGAAAACGACGGTAGAAGAGGCATCCTGCCTCTTGTCGGGGAAGCGGCAGGATGCCGCTTCTACGCTGGCCAGGATCGCGGCGTCCCTGGCCTCGTCCCACCGCAGGGCGAGGTCCCAGAGCGCCGCGAATCGGGCCGGCGTCGCCCCCCGGGTCCACTTTCCGGCATCGTCCAGTTCCAGCGGCGCCGGCAGCCGGTGCAGCCAGCGGAGTTCGCCCTCCTCCTCGATCCACCCGCGTGCGATGGGGCAGAGCCAGTCGGCCCCGTCGAAGAGCCGAACCCACTCGCCGGCAAGCTGCTCGGGCCGGGCCAGTTCGGCCGGGCAGGGCCTGCAATCGCGTAGGAGGCCGATCCAGGGGCGCAAAGTGGAAGCGGCATCCTGCCGCTTGGTTCCAGAGAAGAGGCAGGATGCCTCTTCTACGACCGCCAGGGGCCGCCACGTTTGTTTATCGGGCCAATAGCCGATGTCGCCGGCCGAGTCACGACCGAAACAGGCGATGGAGCCAGGTGAACCATCCGGACCGGCGGAAACGCCGCGTAAGGACCACGGCTCGGCCACGGCATGGGCCAGGCCCAGGGCCGCGATCTCGGCCAGGGTCGTTGAGGGTCCGGCGGATGGGAGGTAATAGAGGAACATGGTGGAAGAGGCATCCTGCCTCTTTGCAAGAGGAAAGCGCGGCAGGATGCCGCGGCCACTATTCGCCCGGCGGGGCGACCACGAAGCCGACGCCGGAGAGGACGTTGCCGAGGCCGGGTTCGCGGGGGCCTGCGTGGATCATGCCGCCGGCCGAGACGGTGGAGGCCACGGCGAAGGCATCGTTGAAATCGCCGCAGGTGATGTCGCCGCCGGCCGTGACGGTTGAAGTATAGATCGCGAAAGCCACAAAACAGTCGCCGCCGGCGATGTCGCCGCCGGCGATGACTGTGGACATGTCCGCAAAGGAACCGGCGCAATCGCCGTAGGTTATTCCTCCCACAGCGCTCACGTTGGAACCGTTGCCGGCAAAGGCGCCGGCCCCGATGTCGCCGCAGGCGATGTCGCCCCCCGCAGATACGGTGGTATTGTTGGCGAAATAGCCACTCACATCGCCGCAGGTGATTCCACCTGCAACGGCAAACGTCCCGACGCCACTGAAGACACTGCCCGCCACGTCGCTCAACTTCACGGAAGCGAGAACCAGCGATGCGGCCGAAGCCAGCGCCCCATCCGCTGCAATCGTGAACGTCGCCGTATCGGCGGCCGCCTTCACCCCGGCCACGCACAGATCGCCGTCGCCCCAGGTGAACGTATTGGTGTCGTCGACGGTGATGTTGCCGGCGATCCGCGAGAGCGCATCGCAGACGCATGAAAACCCGGTGCAGTCCAGCGAGGCGCACTCGATATGTCCCTTCGTCGCATTGGCGGCCAGGACCGCCGGGCTGCCGATCGACGGGATGGAAGACCAGTTGGCGGCATTGGAAAGGTCGCCGTCTTCTTCGGTGTCGTTGAAGGTACACTCGCTCATGGTATTGGTCCTGTTGGTCCTGTCGGTCCTGAGTTTTGAGGGACTCACAGTACGGGTTCCTCTTCTCTGTTCGCGCCGAAACAGAGAAGAGGAATCCGTACTTACTTGGGTACGGTCATGGTATCGGTCCTGTCGGTCCTGAGTTTTGAGGGACTCACAGTACGGGTTCCTCTTCTCTGTTCGCGCCGAAACAGAGAAGAGGAACCCGTACTTGCCGTGGAAACGGCATCCTGCCGCTTGCTTCCGAAAAGAGGCAGGATGCCTCTTCTACAAAGAGGCAGGATGCCTCTTCTACTTTACGTCAGCATCCCGACGATCTGCACGTCGCCCGCTTCCGCATCGCCCAGCGAGCCGTAGATCGCCGTCACCGGACTGCCCGAGAGCGGACTGACGCCGCTTCCCGTGTCGATCTGCCAATAGGCCAGCCCATTGGCAGGGAAGTTCACGTAGCCGATCGGCGAGTCACCCGCAGCGCGGAAATCCAGGTTGCAACGCCGCGAGCAGGCGCAAAGCAAAGAGCTCAGGTTGTCGCCGTCGAAACTCGCATCGCCGAGCAGTTCCTGCTGGATGCCGACGACCACCGCCGTTTCCGCCGCCGGTAGGTTGGCGCCCTCGCCGTCCGATACCGTGATCGTCGTCGAGTCGTGCGTCAACGTGCAATGGTGTCGGACGCCGCCGTCCCAAAACACCGAGACGAAATCGGTTTCCTCGACGCCGTGGTCGGCCCCGAGGGTAATCACGCGGGACGTGTTGCCGCTGCCGGCCTCGAGCGTCCCCGCCTTGCCGGCGGCCAGGGGCTTTTCGAGCGCGATGCCGAGCGTGCCCGGCATGTCCATCCGGCCGCTGCCGGCGACTCCGCCGGCGTTCCAGTTGAAGTTGATCGTCGATTGCATGGGGGAGAGAGGGGTCAGGGGTTGGGGGTCAGGGGACGGGGGACGGGGGACGGGGGTCAGGGGTCAGGGGTCAGGAAATCGCCGAGCCGGCGACGATCAGGAGCGGTGCATTGCTCCCGTCGTAGGCCAGCGGCATCCGCACGGTCACCTCGCCGGCGTCCCGGGCCGATCCGCGGAAGGCGTCCTCCACCACTGCGAAGCCGCAAGCGGTGAACTTCACGTGGTAGGCCTGGTTGTTCTCCACGAACGTCCCGCCGGGGGCACGCCGGCGGAGGAAAACCTTCGTGTTCGCATGGGTGGCGAGCTTGCCGAGGAGCGGGATGTTCGCCGCCTTGAGCCACTCGACGTCGATCCCGCCGAGCGTCAGCACGGTCTGCTGCTGCCGGATCGAGACGAAGGTCGCCCAGATCTCGGAGTCGGCCGACTCGGCCAGGATGTCCAGGCCGAAATCGACCTGAAAACTCTTCAGTTCGCCGAGCGAAACGCCGCCGATCGACGCGGGGCCGAGCGTGTACCGCTCAGCGTCGGCGCTGCCGGAGGGCAGCGTCGCGCCGTCGGTCACCACGACCGGCGCGTTTTGCCCGTCGTACGAGATCACCGCGTCGACCGTAAGGGTCGCGTCGCCCCGGTGGTTCACCGAGAGCGTTTTGGGCGCGACGATCCCGGACGCGAACCCGAAGCTCCGGTGCCCGGAACTCGCCCGCCCGCCCTCGGGCTGGTGCTTTTGTGCGTATAGCGTCATGCCGCCCAGCGTGCCGATCGAGGCCCCGCTCGCCCCGAGCAGCCCCAGCGCCGTCCCGACCGCCATCGTGGCGAAACTCGGGCTGACCTGTTGGGCGTACAGGGCCTGGATGGCGGCCCATACCTCGCCCGAGGTCGCCTCGCCCCGAACGTCGCTCCCGGTGGCGATGTCCTGGCGGGTGATCCCGCCGAGGACCGTCGAGCCGAGGGAAATGCCGTAGATTCCGTGTTTGCGGTCGATCATGGGAGGCTTTCAGCTATCAGCTTTCAGCTTTCAGCTTTTGGTGCTAGGAGTGATTGAAGAAAGGTTCCAGGGCCGCCAGGTCGGCCGCGGAAAGCGAGTTGCCCTTCTCCGCGTCCAGCGCGGAGAGCAGGCCGTCGAAGGCGAGTTCGCACGGCTTCAGGTCCGACTCGGTTTCGAGCGAGTCCGCGTAATCCGCGATGAATCGAGCATGTTCCGGCGAACCGGGGGTCAGTTGGACGTCGCCTTCGGGCACCCCCGCCGCGGCGCGCAACAATTTGACCCGCTGCTGCTCGATGACGGCGTTCTCGACCTCGACGAGCCGCAGATATTTCAGCAGGCGATAGGCCGTCTGCGGCGGCATCTTCAGCGTCGACAGGCGTTGAAACGAATCGCGGGCCGTGAGGAGGTGGCCGAGTTGCATGGGAGGAGAAGGGGTCAGGGGTCAGGGGTCAGGGGTCAGGCGTCGGTTTCCGTGACTTGGACGGACACATTCACCGTCCACTTCTTGCCGGCAGGGACCTCGGCGTCCAGATTCGTGGCCGGATTCATGATCGGGCCGGAATAGACCCACAGGTGTTTTCCGGCCGCCAGTTCGATCGTCTGCGCGCCGAACCGCCGGATGCGAGGGGCGGCGACGGTGTCGAGGACTGCGAGTTCCATGCGGGCGTCCTTTCGATAATCCGCAAGAGGCAGGATGCCTCTTCTACTTTCAGACCGCGTGGACCGGCAGCGCGTAGGGCTGGCCGTCCACGTGGATGAGGATCGAATGGCTCGAGTCGATGGACCCGGCCTGTTTGGCGTTGACGCAGGCCCCGACGAAGTTGAAAGCGCGGGTGCAGTCCTTCAACGAGACGCCATAGTCCCAGTCGCCGGCGCCGACGCTGTCCGAGGCGAAGGCCGATGAAGTGCCCGAATACACCGCTGCGCTGTTGAGGATCGCCGCCACACCGCAGACGCACTTCGTAGCCACGATGTTCGCTCCGCCTCCGACCCGGCCGATCACGGCCGCCACACCGTAGGTGTACGCCGAGTTGGCGACGACTCCGGCGCCGGTGCCCTCGAACGTCCCCATCAGACCCGCGTGCATGTGCGTCAGCGTGGTGCCCTTGACGCAGAGTTGGCCGACAAGGCCGTACGTTTCGTGCGCCACGGTCAGACCCGAGCCGGAAACGAGGTGCCGGAACCGACCGACGTTCGCATGGACCGCGTTGGTAAGGTTCGTGGTGCTCTCGCCGTAAACAGCCACGACGTTCCGCTGGCTCGTATCGGCCGAGTCCGTCGCGGCGGAGATCGGGATGGCCGAACCGGTCGTGCCGGTTGCCGCCCACGCCCCGATCCGAACGGCCTGATTGACCGAGCCGACCGGCATGTACAGTCCGACCGACCATGGATAGGTCGCGCTGAAGGAACTTGCGGCGAAGGCGGTGGAGATTCCACCGGCGAGCGCCGCGGGGGCGTTGTTGAACGCGAGGAACCCGGCCAGCGGGGTCGTGGCCGTGATGTTCGCGTGGCCGCCGATCCGGGCGATGACGCCGGCATGGGCGACGCTGTAGCCGCTGGCGCAGACCACGGCCGCGCCCGTCCCCTCGAAGGTGCCCATCAGGCCCGCGTGCAAGTGGGTCAGCGTGGCGCCCTTGGCGCACATCTGACCGACCAGCCCGTAGGTCTCCTGGGCCACGGTAAGACCCGATCCGGTGGCGATGTGCCGGAACCGGCCGACCTTGGCGCTGTAGGCCGAGGTGAGGTTCGCCGTGCTCGCGCCGAAAACGCTGAACACGTCGATCTGCCCCTGGCCGTCCGCGTCGAGCGTGGCCGCGAGGTCCACGGCGTTCGTGGCCGCTCCGGTGGCCGCCCATTGCCCGATGCGGACCGCCTTGTAGGCATCCAGCACCAGGGCCTTGCTGGCCCCCGCGGTCCCGGCGGTGACGCCGGTCAGGGCGTTCTCGCCGCCGGCCAGACTCGTCCCCTCGCTCGACAGGACCCGCCAATAGAAATCCGTCCCGACGCCGACCGATCGGAACGAAACCCAGTCGCCGGCCGTGTTGAAACTGATGCTCGTATTTCCGCCCTGGTTGTAGCCGCCGGTGACCGTGAGCGTGCAATCGCCCACCCGCGTTTTGAGCACGACGGTGAGCAGCAGACCGGCCCGATCGGGCTGCGGAAGGACCCGCGTCTCGGCCCCGGCGGTCACCACCGGGACGTTGGCAAACTGGCGGTCGATCACGATGGTCCCGCCGTTGCCGGGGTCTTCCCGGTTGTACTCGGACTTGACCATCGAATAGGGCAGGCGGAGGGGAGAGGCGGGATTGGACATGGGCAAACTCCTTCGTTTATTTGGGCCATCAGCTATCAGCTTTCAGCTATCAGCTTTCGGCTGACGGCTGATAGCTGATGGCTGATGGCTAAATTGTCACCGTTTCACTTTCGCCGCCGGAGCGGAGAAGCTGGTCGAGCTTCCGGTCCACCACGGCGCATGCCTGTTCGAGGTCGCGTTCGGACACGTCGCGCAATTCGCCGGCCATGTCGATGGGCGAGTGCGGGTTTTGCAAATTCGCCTTTTGCGCGGCCGGCAGGAAAATCCGCACGGTCGAATGATCGCTCGTACTCACCGCCTCGACGCGGTGCAGCCGGACCAGCGAGCGGAGTTCGCCGGTCAATTCGAGCGGACGCGTATGGCCGTATCGCCGCAGTTTTCGGCCGGTATACGAGGTCCAAAAGTTCTTCGTCGTCCGGCCGCTCTCGCCGCTCCGCGGCGTGTAGCCGTATTCCGCCGCGCCTTCGCGGCTGAATTTCTTCTCCAAAAACCGCGCGTGCAGGTCTTCGCCGGCCTCCGACCAGGCCTCGCGCTTCATCGTGTTCCACTGCCGGACCGTCACCTCGTTGGGACGCGGGACAAAACCGTCGTATTGGACGCTGATCGTTCCGAGGAACATTGAAAGCCCTCAGCTATCAGCTATCAGCTATCAGCTATCAGCGGAGGCCGTCCGGCTGCTAGCTGATAGCTGACTGCTGATAGCTACAGCCCCGTCCAATCCACGGCCAGTTCGACCCCTTGCCAAACGCCCTGGGCGGGCGCGGCCTTCGGATGGTTCCAAAATGGCCCGGCGGTGACGGCCAGCGCCGTGAAGGCCAGATAGCCGGCCTTGCCGCTCGACGCCAAAAGGTCCTCGATGATCTGGCCGATCGTGTTGCTCCATTGGAGATTTGCATCGCTCGACGGCTCGTCGGTCAGGGCGTCGGGACAATTCTGATACAACCGCGCCACCAATCGGCCGGCCCGCTGATACTCGAATCCGTCGCCGGCCGCCTCCAAGGTCGCGCGGAAGCCGTTTTGCTCCGCCGCAAACACCACTGCATAGGGCCGGTATGTCTGCAACTCGGCCAGCGTGTACTCGCGGCCGTTTGCCGGCCCGGGCAACCCGTGATGATGGATCCGGGCCAGGGCCTCGGCCTGGTTGTCGGCGTCGAGCCACGTCCGGGCCGCCGTCGAGTCGGCCAGGGCCGTGCGGAAGTACTCGGCAGCCAATGACAGCGGTCCGGCGGGGGAGGTCATGTGTGGTGTCGATTGGACGGGGTTATAGCTGTCAGCAGTCAGCTATCAGCTATCAGCCGGACGGCTTCCCCTGATAGCTGATAGCTGATAGCTGAGGGCTTTCGATGTTTCTCGGGTCGAGTGCAAATTTCAGTTTGCGTGTTCGATGTGCCGATTCAGCCGCGTCTCGAAGATGTCGCTCCGGCGCTCGACCGCATCGAGTCGGGCCGCGATCTTGCCGCCCCAGTAGATCGCCGTGCCGATCTGGACGCAGACGGCGACCAGGACGGTCGCCGCTGCGCCCCAGACGTGTCTCCTCCAGCAGTCGTTCATCGGAAGCTCTCAGCTTTCAGCTATCAGCAGTCAGCAGTCAGCAGTCAGCCTCTGGCTGATAGCTGATAGCTGATAGCTGATAGCTCCCTGTCACCTTCTCCTATAGCCCGGCCGGGCCGCCTCGGCCACGCCTCGGCGCACCAACTTGACCGTCACCATTGACCCGCAGGCGCCGATGATCGACTCGACGGCATACTCCACGTCGTCGATCGTCACCACCGCGCCCAGGGCGGGCAGGCCTGAGGCGAACAGGTCGCCGACGCGCCGGGGAAAACACGCCTCGCGGACCTGCCGGTGCTCCCGGCCGTCCTCGCCGGCCGATTCCTCGGTCTGCTCGGCGCCCAGGATGACCTGCGTCTGGCCGGGCGTGGTCGAGAGCGGGGCCAGGTACTCGGCGTCCTCGCCCTCGGCCAGGTGAGTCATCAGCGCCGGGGCGGCGTAGGTGAGAAACAGCGAGTCGAAGTTCGAGGACATGGCTGTCAGCCATCAGCGATCAGCTATCAGCTAGGATCCTTCGGCTGAAAGCTGATAGCTGAAAGCTGACAGCCGACCTATCAGGTGGTCGTGATGTTCGACAGCAGGTAGGCCGCCGCGACGTACAAAAGCTTCTCGTCGGTCTGGTTGCGCACCCGCACGATGTCGCTCCGGACCGTCTCGTCGCGATAGGTCTCGACCGTGCCGCCGATCTGCGAGCCGTCGGCGCCCCAGTGGAACGTCCGGCCGAGTCCGGGTTCGCGGAGGTCCGGGCCCGTACAAAGCCGGGCCACCATCGCGTACTCGTCGCTCCAGATGGGCGACAGACTGCGGGTCTGCGCCTCATTGGCCGTGTTCTTGGCGCTGCCGGCGACCAGGACGTAATCCAGGTCGAAGCAGCGGGCCAATTGGTCGGCCGTGATGTCGCGGGCGCGGATCGAACTGCCGGCACCGCTCGAGGCGATCGCGTCGGTGATCTGGTCGAGAGCGCGAAGGTTGTTCATGACCTTCTTATTTATGATCAGCGCATTGGCCCACAAACCGGTGGCCGACCAGATCGCATTGCGGGCCGTGTTCACGTTCGAGAGCGGCACCGCATCGGTCTTGTGGTTGGCGTCCCATTCGTTGGTGACCGCGGCGGTGTAGGACGCGAAGGTCGTCGCGTTGAACACCGCGTCGGCGACCCGCTTCTCGTGGCTGCGAAGCACGATGTCCAGCGCCCGGGCGGCCGAGACCGTTTCGAGGTCGAAGTAGTTCGCGTACATCTTCGCCTCGTTGTCGTCGATCGGCTCTTCCCAGCCGTGTTCGACCGTGGCGTAAGTGTCCGTGGTGAAGGCCCAGTCGCCCCGGCCGTATCCCGCGCCGGGCGCCCGCTTGGTCTCGGGCGATTGCAAGAGCGATTCGAGCGTGATCTTGCCGAACGGGCTCGAGGCCAGGTCGGTCTCGAAAACGGGCAGGACCCGGAGGCCAATGAACCCCTGGCGGTCGGCCAAGAGGTCGATCTGCTCGAGGCTGGCGGCCAGGTCCGGCCGCAGGGTGGCGAGGGAGGTGGAGGGATGACCCATGGGAAAAACTCCTGAATGGTTAGCTATCAGCTATCAGCTATCAGCTATCAGCTTCTGACGGCTGACGGCTGACGGCTGACGGCTATTGGATGGCGGCTGTTAGCCTTTCACGTCGAGTAGCAACGTGACCTTGTTGATCTGGCTGTAACTCTCGACGCTGTTCTGGCCGTCCACGGCCAAACTGGTCAGCCGAATGTCGAGGATGTCGCCGGGGACCACGTCGGTCGGCGTGATCGTGAAATCTTTGTTGGCCGCGACGAGGCTGTTGATCGACTGCGCGGCGGTGGCGCACACGTCGACCGAGGGCGCGGCCTGCCGAACGCACTCGACGTCGATCGTCGAACTGGTGTTGGCGACGGTCGTCTTCATCCCCGCGTTGATCCGCACCTTGATCGTCTCGCCGGAGACGTACTCCGGCGGCACGGCGAACATGAACCGGCAGTACTGGGTCAGGGTCGTGTTTTTGCACGAACCCGACTCGATGGTCGGCGCGGCGGTCAGGAACGTGTTGTCGACCATGCCGAGGTCGTCGGAGGTGGCGCCGGCCGGCAGGACCGCCGTCGGCACGTCCCAGCGGCGGGCCTCGGTGATCGGCAGCGCGTAGGGGGCCAGGTCGTCCTGGGTCAGGCTCGCGCGGGCGACGGCGCCGAGGATCGCGGCGGGCGAATCGAGGATCTCGATCACGTCACCGTCCGCGGCGGCCGCTTCGAGGGCGATCCCGCGAAGCACGGTGCCGGTGGCCGCCACCTTGCCGTTGGCAGCGGCATAACAGGCCGCGCCGAGATTGATGAGGGTCAGCGCGACGACCTTCCGCGTGCCCTGGCAGCCGATCAGGTCGACGGGCACCAGGTCGTTCGCGGCCAGGCTCGGCCGGGCCAGCGAACCAACCACGTCGGTGGAATCCGCGGCGCCATAGGCCAGGACGCCGGCGCTCAGGTGGACAAAACGGTATTGGGCCAAGGCGGCGCCGGCCGCGAAGGTTCGGGTACGGGATTCGACTTGCTGGGACATCGGGACTCCAGAGTTCGGGGGACGGTGGACGGGGGACGGGGGACGGGGGTCAGGGGACGGGGGTCATTTCGCGTTCGAGGCGGCGACGAAATCCGCATGTAGGGACGGATTCTCGCGGACCAACTGGCGGACCGCCCGGGCGCGATCGCCGTTGCAGGCGGTCAACTTCTCGGCCAGGGCCTTTTGCCAGGCCTCGACGGCATCGCTGCCGGTCTCGCCGGCGAGCGCGCCGGCGGCGGTCGCTCCGCCCAAGGTCGGCAAGCCCGCCGCCGAGGCGGCAAGCTTCGCCTGGGCCGTTTCGGCCTGGGCCGCACGGATCCGGCGGTCCTGCTCGGCCATCCAGGCGGTCTGGGCGGCGGCCAGCGTGGCGGCGACCTCGAGTTGCTCGCACAGGAACCCGGCGTCGGCGCCGGGCAGGCCGGCCTTCAGGTCCGCATAGGAGGCGGGGGCACTGGGGGTAATTGCAGACTCGGTCGACATGAGAGCGGTCCTTGATTTTTGGTTCTCGATGGCGGCCGCCGATAGCGCGGCCAAAAATTCGTCCCACGATTGGATCGCGTCGATCAGCCCCAACGAGAGCGCGTCGGCGGCCATGTGGACCCGGCCATCGGCCAGTTGCGCGACCGACTCGGGCGCCATCCGGCGGCCGGCCGAGACCGCGGCCGAGAACTCGGCCTGCGTCTTGTCGACGATCAACTGCCAATACGCCTTCTGCGCGTCGGTGATCTCCGCGCCCTCGAAGCCGGCGCCCTTGTAGGGCCCCGATCGAATCACGATGGCCTTGATCCCGCGCTGGGCGGCCGCGCCGGAGAGGTCGTAGAGCCCCATGTAGGTGCCGATCGAGCCGACCAAGGCCGTCCGGTCGTTGGCGACGATCCGGCCGGTCTGCGACGCCACCCAGTAGGCCGCGGACGCGGCCATATCCTCGACGTAGGCCCACACGGGCTTCGATTGGGCGGCCTTGGCGATGTCGCGGGCAAGGTCGGCCGTGCCGGCGGAAGTGCCGCCGGGCGAATCGATCCGCAGGGCGATTGCCGCGATGGCAGGATCGGCCCCGGCGGCACGGACCGCCTGACGCGCGCGGATCATGCTGCCGGCGCTCGAGAGCGAGGAGCCCCGCTTCGTGAGTACGCCGATGAAATCGAGGACGGCGATGGACGGCTGAGCGGCAGGGATGCCGCGGCCGTTTTGGACGGAGAGCCGGGCGTCGGAGATCGAACGATCGTGCGCGGCGAATGCCACATGGGACGCCAGGTCCATCCAGGCGACCTGGCGGAGAAGCTCGCCGAAGCGGCCCTCCTCCACGGCCCAGAGGCCGCAGTACTGGTCGATGTCCAGCGCCGGGACCGGCGAGAGATCGATGATCGTGGGAAGAGGATCCATGAGAAAGTCAGTCTGCCGAAAAACGGCGGCCAGTCGGAAGAGAACACGCCCCGGATTCGCCGGATGCGGAAGGGGGCGGAAGAGGGGAGACGATGAGAATACGGGTTCCTCTTCTCTGTTCGCGCCGGAATAGAGAAGAGGAACCCGTATTCTCCCGCATGGGGGTAGTTTGCGCGCAGAATACCCCCAGGGCAGCAGAATACCCCCAGGCAATGCCGGAAGTGATGGACGCTTAAGGGGTTAGGACGTTCGCAACGGCATGTCAGATAGTCGCGTGCTCATGCCGGCCATTCTTGCACGCGACACACTTGCCGTGTTGTCGCCGGTCGTTCGCCGGTCGCGCGACCGGCGAAGAAACCCCGGAAACCACGGGAAATTCCACTATGGGAATTTTTTCGCCGGTCGTTCGCCGGTCGCTTGGCCGGTCGCTTTCCGCATGGCTTCAACCACGGGCATAATCGCCGAGAGTTGGTAAAGATAGCGCGGTTCCCGCGGTTTCGGAAGAGAAGAAATGACCGGATGTACCCCTTAAGATACCCCCGGGCGCCGCATCAATTGTCGGGGAAAATCAGGTCCACACCCTTTCCCGGAAATTTGCGCCTAGTTTTGGCCGCTGTTATCGAGTCGAATGTTCACTCCGTCCGGCGTCGGCAGACAAGCCAACTCCCTCCAGGTGATGTTCAGACCCGCATGGGCCGCGTTGAGTTCCTCCGCTTTGGCCAGAGCGATCTCGATCAGTTGCGCGTTGTCGTCGACGATCTCTTTGGCGATCACGGCGCCTTCGTAGCCCCGCTCGGCGGCCCAGCGACGGCGACTCACCAGGCCGTTGCGGAGCCGCAACAGATCCGCCGTCGCGTCCTGCACCGGTTGAATGTACGGCCAGGAGGGCGCGTTCCAACGGCAGGCGAAATACGCCGTGCCCATCCGTTCCATCGCCGCGGCCAGGGCCGGGTCCTCGGCCGCGTAACGGCGGACCTGCCAGGCATAGGCCGGCTGACAGAGCGAGAAACGGAGCCGACGCTGGTTGTGGCGAAAACCGAGCCGGGCCTGGTCGATGGCGCCCCGCCAGCCGCTGAAGTTCGTCTCGCTCGCGTCCATCAGAACCATCACCAGCGGCATCCCGAGGTTCAGGCCGATGAACTGGAGCATCAGTCGGATGTGCGGGAAGTACTCGGGGTTCGGCACGCGCGGGCTGTCCATGCGGAGCTTTTCGCCGGGCAACCCGTTGATCTGCATCCCCGGGCCGAGGCCTTCGAGCGTCTTGACGAACCCACCGGAGGTCTCCTCCGTCGTGCGCGGGCCGAGTTGGCCGGTCCCGTCGCCCATGCTGAACGCGAGTTCACGCTCCCGGAAAATGGCGAAACAGGCCACCATCTGCCGCTGCACAAGCGTGGCGAAATTGATGTCGTCGACCATCCCACAGACATCGAAGATCGGCGCGAGCGCGGTGACGCCGCGCGTCTGCGAGATCCGCTTCGATACCAGCGCGTGAAACACCTGCCGATTGCCGTCCGCGTCGCGGGTCGGATACTTTCGGATGTCGCCGACCTTCGCCACGGAGGCGAAGCCGACATCGTCTTTGGTCAGCCAGTATTCCAACCGCTTCCGCGTCGAGGGATCGAGCAGGATGCCGTGGACCACGTTTTGCGTCGTGTTGCTCGGAGTCCGGCAGCGGTGCGCCTCGACCATCTCCAGCGCGCCCGATTCGTTTGCCAGCGCGATCACGTCGCCATCAACGAAGCAGTGTCGCAGGGCGAGCCATTGCTGCTCCCAAAACGTCCGCTCGCCGGCCAGGTCGCATTGGTCGGCATCTTCGGCCCATTCCTTGAAACGCGATTTCAACTCGGCGTTCACGCCCGGGTCGGGCGTCTGCGGATCGTGGCGGAGCCCGTCCTGAATCGTGTTGGTGACCGCCCGGTCGATCGTCTGGCCGACAACCATGTCGGAGCGGTCCATGTCCCTCGCGTACTCCATCATCCGGAAGTAGTCGGCCGGCGAGCGGTAGTGCCAGTCGGCGCCGCCGCCCATGGGCTGAAGGCCGGTCCGGACTCGGCGGAATCGGTTTTGCTTCGCGGCGGAATAGTCGGACCGCATCGCGGCGAAATTGGCGGCCAGGTTGGGGACGGTGTCGCGCGGCATGGGAGGGCAGAAAAATGGGTGACAGAAAAACGGTCAACTTCGGAAATCGCGGAAATCGACGTAGGTCGCACGCGCGGCGGCAAGCGCGGAGCCGAACACGGCCAACCACTTTTTGGCCTCGATCATTTCCGCGGAGATCAGCGTCAGGTCGAGTTCGATTTCCTCGCCGCCACGGCCGCCGTGGACGGCACGCTTCGGTAAATTCAACAGGAGCAGCCGGCAGGCCGTGATGAAGCCGCGGGCCTTCGCCGGCGAACTATCCTCCTCATAGGAGGCGTTGTCCGCGTAGGCGGCACGGATTTCGGCGAGGGTGCTGGCGGAGGTGAGCGGCATGGAGGGGTTCAGGGGTCAGGGGTCAGGGGTCTAATCCCTAATCCCTAATCCCTTCCCCCGGCCAGTCGCCAGCCTAGAAATCCCCGTCGGACGGGGGAAGGGCGCCTGCAGGCCGCTCCGATGCGTAGGACGCGATCTGAGGGGCGTTTCGGCCGGATGGGCAGATAATCGGCCAGGCCGATCGGCACGCGCCCACGGCGGGCCTGGGAGATCGGTTTTTCGGGCACTTGACCGTCCCGGGCGAGCTAATAATGGTCGAAATCGGGCTAGTTGCCAGGGTGCCGGGCCGATTCCCCACCTATGGGAAGGGGCGTCAATCGAAATTCACGGAACTGTCCAGCGGGGACGGACCGGGCCGGCGCCCTGGGCGCAAGCCCAGATCGATATAGTCGTTGACTAGTCAACGACTATCCGTATAATAGGAGTAGATGAGACAACTGCGGCCGACCGGCAGTTCACAGGTCGGGGCCGTCCGCCGGCCGACAGGCGGAAACGAAAGGTCCGAAAAATGTCGCTACTGCAAACCAATCCGACCCGCGAAGCCCTCCTCTGCTCGATCGCCCGCGCGAATTCCAATGCCAATCCGTCGCGCGCCAGGACCCGCCTGTGCTCGCTGCCCAACTCGATCGCCGCCGAGATCCTCTCCTCGCCCGAGGGTGTGGAGGAAGAGGACGGGGGCGCCGTGGCGAACAGCTACAAGTACGGCTGTGAGACCAGTTACGTGATCGCGGCATGGTGGACCGATGGCGCCGGTCGCCGGCACGTCCGGATCGACGGCCGCCGGACCGACTGCCGGCACGCGTCACATGGCAACGGCAACGGCACGAGCCGCGCCGGCCGCGCGGGAGCGTGGACTGCCGTGTTCCCGGAGCGCGCCACGAAATTGGCGCAGGCCCACCGCGCCCGCTGCCGCGCCGCGATCGCCCGCCTCGGGATTGATCCCGGCGAGGTGTGGCACGCCGAATTCCAGCGGCTGGAACGCGAGATGTGGACCGCCCGGCAGTCCGGCGGCGTCGCTAGCCCCGAGTATATCGCCGTCGAGTCCGCCCTGGCGGCCCACCGCGCCGCGCAGCCCACCGACACCGCGCGCACCATTTCGGGCGCGGTCCTACTGGCCGCCTCGCCCGAGGGTCTGCTGATCGGTGATCGCCGCGAGCGACCCACCACCGTGCAGCTCGTGGTCACCGACTCGACGACCGGCCATCGCCACCAGATCACCGTCCCGCCGAAATTCGGGCGGCCCGAGTCGAAAACCTGGCAACGGCTCGGCAACGACGCGGCCCGCGTTCATGCCGCGCTGGCCTGGACATTCGCGCTCGAGCCGGCGCAATATGCGCCGCAGGTGACCGCCTGATCCCCGCTGACGAGCCTGCCGGCGGGCAGGCGAAACGCCCCGCAGGGGGCGTCCGGGACGCGACTTCCGACGACCCGCAGCGTGCCGGCGCTGGGAGCCGGCGAGACAGGAGATTGTCTGATGTCTACGATTTCGCAAATCCGCCAGGGCGACGTGCTGCTGACGCTTGTCGCCGAGCCAAAAAAGCCCGTCCGCGCCTGCGACCAGAGCGGCCAGCCCCTGGCCGGGCTGGTCGTCGAGGGCGAGCGGACTGGGCACGCCCACCGGCTACCGGCGCGGGTCTATGACCTCCCGGGCGGGAGGCGCGTGCTGATGGTCGAGCGACCGACGTCGCTGACTCACCAGGAGCACCGGCACATCGAGGTGCCGGCCGGCTGGTGGGAGGTCACCGTCCAGCGCGAATATGTCCCGGCCGAGCGACCCATGCGCAGGAGGGACTGATCATGGAATCGACGACCTATCGCCTGCCCCGCACGGGACAGGCCCCGCTGATGTTCTCCGGCCAGATGCTGGCCGAAAACGATGGAAGCCATCAGGCCGGCCGCGAGCAAAACCGGTGGCACGCACTGGCCCTCTATCGCGCCGATAGCGGCCGGTACGTCGCCGCCATCCGATACCACACCCGATGGCAGGGCGAGATCGAGCATGACGAGGCGCGGATTTGCGACTCGCCCGCCGAGGCCGCGGAGATTTTTCGTCTCTACGACCCGGCTGTCCACGTGCAGGGCTACCCGCCCGGCGTGGCCTACGAGGAGCGTCAGGCCCGCCTGATCTCGGACCTCGTGCGGCGCTATCAGTCCCAGGTGAGCGAGATCCTCGACAGGGATGAGTTCGCCGAAAATGTGTGACACGGAGACCAACTCGCCCGAGGGCCGCGCGGCGGCCCTCGGGCTGCTTTACGGCGGCACACGGAGTGTGCCGGATACAGATCCTAATCCCTAATACCTGGAGAAATCATGGCACCCAAAAACAAGCAATTCTCGATCTACCCCGAGCCGACGGCGCTGGCCGTGGTCGGCGGCAACTGCGCAGGCTGCAACCGCGCGATCGGCTGCTGGGCGGCGACGCTGCAACAGCCGGAAAACGAGCCGAAATTGACCCGGCCCGAGTGGAACTTTTTGGCCGACGTGCTCAACGGCACGTGGCTCCTCGATGCCGATCACTGGGGACCCGGCACCCTGGCGGCCGAAATCGAGGACGCCCACCGGCTGAACCGGACCGGCGACAAATGGTTCCGGCCGGGCAAGGTCGCCGATAAGGCGATTGCCAAATTGATCGCCGCGGTCCGTGCGATGACCTGGATACAGATCCAGTTCATCTTGACCGCCGTGTCGTTTTTCTGGTCGGCAAAAGAAATTGACCACACGACCGACGAGTGGTGGACGCTGCCCTACCGCGTCGAGCGGCTCGGCCGCGGAGAGGTGGAGGATTAGAACCCCGCGCAGCCGCCCCGGCCGAGCCAGGTCAATAGGACCGCTCCCACCGCGATCGCCAGCAGGATCGCCAGGTCGCGGGGCGATGATAGGTCGGGCCAGTCGGGCCAGTCGGGACCGTTGGGATCGTCCATGCGAGAAGTATAGCACCCAAAAACGCAGTACGAAGGTACGGAGGTACGGAGGTACGGAAAATGGACGATGTTCCCCGAACGTGCATTTTGTGCCGGCACATGTGGTTCGATTCCGGCGAGGACGTGCAATCGCCGGACACTCCGGGGACCGAATGGTCCTCATCCTGCAATTTGCACCATTGGGAAATGTCCGGCGATAGGGTCACGATGGAGATCTATCGCCGGAACCTGATGAGCGCCGAAACCTGCCCGGACTTTGCGGAAGGGTCGTCGGCACCGATTTACAGCGAGTAGGGAGTACGGAGGTACGGGGTACGGAAAGCTGACAACTGACAACTGACAACTACAACACCAGCCCCTCCCCCGCGATCTGCTGTTTGAACTGGTCGACGCTGATGTGCGGCAGCAACCGCCGGCACTGGGGGCACAAAATGACCGGCCCCCCCTCGTGACTCCAGGCCACCATCGCCGGTTTCGGCCTCGCGCTGGGCGAGTGGCAGGGCAGCACGGCCACGATCTCGAAACCGCAACGGCACGTGGTCATGATCGCATCGGTTTTCGGTTTCATCGCTCGCTCCCGGCAAGCCGGCGAGATGCCTGCTCTACTTTTTCGAGCAGCCAGCGGATGGCGTCCGCGTGGCTGGTAGTTCGACGGCCGTTCTCCAGCCGGGCGCCCGAGGCGTCCAGGCCCAGGAAGAGCCGGCGGACCGCCACGCACTGGCCGACCGTCTGGAGCGGCACGTCAATGTGGCGCGATAAATAGTACCGGCCGCCCCGGACCTCGGCCATCGGCACGTCGCCCAGCGGCAGGTCGGTGAGGCTGATCGTCGCCGGAGCGGCCGCAAGCGGCGGCGACGGCGGGGCGGCCTGGTCGGTCACGGCGACCGGCGACTCTTCACCGATCGGCGGAGGGAGGAAACTTTCGGGCGCGGCGGAAACGTCCGAGTAACGGGGGGCGCGTTGGCGGGGCATGGGGAACTCCAGGGTACGGGGGACGGGGGACGGGGAACGGGGGACGGGGGACGGGGGTCAGGGGTCAGGGGTCAGGGGTCGGGGGTCAGGTCTTCGCGGCATAGGCGATCCGGCGGCGGGCGATCCGGCAGTACTCGGGGTCTTCCTCGATGCCGAGGAAACGGAAACCTTCCAACACGGCGGCCTTGCCCGTCGAGCCGCTGCCGCAAAACGGGTCGAGGACCAGACCGCCGGGCGGCGTCACCAAGCGGCAGAGGTAACGCATCAGCGGCGTCGATTTCACGGTGGGATGGTGGTTGCGGGCGTATGGTCGAGTGTGAGAGCCGCGTCCGTTGGCATTTTCCTCGCCAAGAGTTTGCCCAGCCCGCTGGACGCTGGTGTTATAGATCGATTCTGGCATCCCGTCGCACCCCTCTTCCCGATCGCGGCGGGTGGCCTTCGCGCAGTAGAAGAAACGGGCAGCGGAGCCGTTGCTTGGTGGTTGCCCGTCTGTTGTCACACGTGCATAGTTTTTGCCACTCATACAAACGTTCGGACATTCTGATCGCGCACCGTTTCCACCTCCGCTTGTAGTCACCGGGAACACTTCCAGCACCTCTTCGCTGCCGTCGTGGATCAGGTGGGCGGGGAATCGGCCGAGGCGCTCGCCGGCATGGCCGTTGACGTATTGCTCCAGGTCCCTTTGGAACGGCGGCAGGCCGCGTTTCACGCGGTTCGCGCTGTGCATGTCCGGTGCGACCTTGCCGTTCTTGGCCGCGCTTTCGCGGCGGTCGATGCTGGGATTCGGACCCGGCACCCGGCAGGCGTCGATGTTCAATCCGCCGGTCCCCCACCGGAGCACGTTGGCTGCGACGCTTTTTTCCGAGAGCGGTTTGCGCAGGAGCCACCAGTCTTCGACAGCCGGCTTCAACGCCGTCCCAAAACCCGACCACGCGGCGGCGGCGGGGGTAAGCGGACGTGAGTCGAGGACCGTTCCCTTGTTGGCCTTCGACCAGGCGTCCTGTGCGTAGGTTGCGCTCACGACGCCGCTGCGAATATCCCGGATGCGTTTCCGCTTCGCCCCCTTCAGCTTGTCGATCGCCTTCCCCACGTCCAGCGATTTCGGAAACCCCGATCCGAAGATGTGCGAGATCCGGTCCCTGATCTTGAATCCCGCATCCTCCCAGGCCGTGGCCGTCCAGTGCGAAGTGCGCGGCAGACTCCACACCAGCGCATGGCCGCCCGGCTTCAAGACCCGCAGGCACTCGGCCGCAACCTCGGTCATCCAGGCGACCCACGGCGCACGGCCGCCGCGATCACGGTCCCAGGTTTTTCCCATGAACGCGATCCCGGCCGGCGGGTCGGTCACGACCGAGTCGACGCTGGAGTCGGCGAGCGTCTTCAAGACGGCCAGACAGTCGCCTCGCCGGACAGAAACATGATCGACAGAAACAGGGCGGCGCTTTGTTTTCATCGGACGGCTGATAGCTGATAGCTGACGGCTGATAGCTTCACCTCTCACTGACCAAAAACGGCCGACCGTCCGGCATCACGATCGGACTCGGGGAGTCGTCGGAAGGAGAAGAGGAAAGAGGCAGGATGCCTCTTCTACTCTGAATCAAACGCACGCCGGCCAGGTGCCCCGCCCAACAGGCGTTGTATGTCGCGTCGAGATAGTGGTTGGCCTTTCTGGCGCGCTCCCAAATCACCTTCTCGCCGACACCTTCGATGAAGATCTCGCGGGGCCGCTCCGCCGTGATGTGTTGCGACCAGGTGATATGCTGGTTCGGATCGCGGGACTGGTAGAGCTCGAAGGCGCCCGGCTCGCCGGCGGGCGTCCGGAGCCGGTCGTGAAGCCATGTCTTCCAAAAGTCCGCGCATACGTCGGCGCGGAAGAGCCGCTCGGTCGGCATCCAGGAAATGTAGTACTCCTGGCCGATCGCACGGACCGCCGCGCCGAGCTTGGTAGGGTGCGTATAGGTCCGATAGCGCCGGTCATAGGCCGAGAGTCCCCGGCCGAGCGCCGGGATGTAACGCCGGCCGGCCTGGCGGCAAAACTCGTACACCGCCTCCGGCATGTACCCCGCGTCGATCGACACGGGGTTCGGTATGAGAAGTTCGCCCCCCGGCTTCCGCCAACCCGGCTCGATCACCTGCTCGCGGAGGTCGGACAAGGCGGCCAGGACCGCCCGGGCTATGTCCATCGTATCGCCGGCGATGTCGAACCGGCCGTAATCGACCAGGTGGCCGCGGGCGTCAGGTCGCCAGGCGACCAGCACCCAGTGGCCGAGCCGCTTTCCCAGGTCGATCCCCATCGTGAGCCGCTCCGCGTCCTGGGGCACCACGCCGCAGGTGAGCGACTCGGCGGCGACCCGCTTGCGGATGACGTGCGGATCGAGCGGGCTGGTGTCTAAAAGCGGCGGCTGCCAGGGCATGACCCAGACGAACTGAAACATCTCCCGTTCCGCCGCGTCGTAGTCGGGGGCAACGCGGGCGGACCATTCTCGGGCGCCCAGCTCGCCGGCAGTCCAAAATAGGTTGTGAAAGGCCGTCCAACGAATCGAAAGCGTGTCCACGTCGGGCGGGTCGCCGACGGCGCGGCCGCGGGCGTTGACCGTCTGGCCGCGATGGACTACCACCGCGCGGGTCACCATCCGTCGGCGCTCCGCGGCGGTGATTGCGACGCCGCAGGCGGGGCAGGCGAAGTGGGCCAGCCGGCGGGCGACCTCCTTCGACGCCGCCTGCTGCCAACCAAGCAGGTGCTCTCGCTCGGGCAGCACGTACTTGCGGCAGTGGGGGCACGGGCAGAGCAACTGGCTTCCGGTACCGGCCAGGAACTCGGTCCAGATCCGGCCGTGCGGGACCGAGACGGTACATTCGAGATAGATCCGCCGCTCGTCGGCAGGGTAGCGGCCGGTCCGGTTCTCAATCTGGCGGACCGGATCGGCCTCGCGCGAGAGCGCGGAGGCAGTGTCCATCTTGTCCACCTCCGTGAGCAGCACCACCCGGGCCGTATAGCTCGAGCGGTTCTCGTCGCCGCCGCCGGCGCTCATGAATTTCAACCGCGCGCCGTTGCCGAAGAGAAGCTCTTCGGCGAAGCCACCTTCGCTGCCGGCGCCGCGCCGAGGCAGGAACACGCGGTAACGCGAGGCGGCGATGACCGGCAGGACCTCTCCCATGAACTTGTCGCGGCAGATTTTGATCGTCGGGGCGGCGAGGATCACCGACTCGCGATGCTCGAAGAGCCAGAAGAGAGACTCGGCGCCGAGGCCGAGAAACGACTTGCCGGATTGCACGCAACCGACGAGGGCTTTGCGCGGCCAGCGATCGTCGTCCAGCGCCGCGAGGACCGGCACATTGAACGGCTGCACGTCGGGCCGCCAACGCGAACCGCGCGAGGGTCCCTTCGGGATCACCACCTCCTCGGCGACAAACTCGGCCAGGCTGCGGATGCGCGGCGTCCGAGAGCCGCGAAGCAGACCGCGCAACTCCGCGCGGCACGCTTCACCCAGCCGCACTTGGCTCGATACCGGTAGGACCATCAGCAGAAGCCAGGCGATCCAATTCACGTTGGGCATCGTCGAGGGCGTCGTTCAGGATTTTCACCGCGGCCGCGCCGCACTGACGCTGCAGCGATTCGCCGCACGCGCGCAAGACCGCCGAAATCCGCGAGAGTCCGTCGTGGACCTCCTCGCGCGGCAGCCATAGGCCGAGGTCGCGCTCCAAGGCGAGCTCGATGCGGCGGGTCTTCGCCGTGCGCTCCCGGAGGGCCAGGGCCGCCGCGTCGTCATGGGCGGGATCGCCGCGGGCCAGCGCGCCGGCGTGGGCCGCGAGAAAATCGTGCAGCCAGCGGGCAAGCGACGGCAGGTCGATCGTTGGGCCGGCGATCGGCAGGCCGTAACGCACGGCCTGCTCGTTGAGAATTTTCGGCTGGCGGCCGGACCACGCGCACCAGTCGCGGCGGGGCAGCCGCCGGCAATCGCGGGTCAACGGCTCGGCCGGGGCCTCCGGCGGGGGGGCGGCGTTGGCGCCGCGATTACTTACTCGGGGCTTCGATTCAGCCATGCAAAAAAACCGCCAGAACACCGGGCTTCGCCCCGCACGCAGGCCCTGGGAAAGAACCTAGCCCCCCCGAAGAAGTATTGACGCGTCAGCGCGCCGCAGGCGGCGACGTGAGCGCATAGCCCGTCGCGGTCATTAGCGCGGGGTTCGCCGCGACCCAATCGGCGATCGCCTTCAGAAGTTTCAATCTGAAAGCGGCGTCATCCATCAGAAGAGGCACCTGCCTCAGCCCCACCGCGAGCATCAGTGGCACAGCCGTGATCGGGTCCGCGAGCATTTTCTTTAGATGTGCCGCCTCTTGCAGCGCGCCGCCCCAGTCCTCGAGCGCCAACGACTCGGCGATTTTTCCGAGCAGTGTGAACCCGTATTGCTGAAGCGAGTTATGCAGCTCAAGCAGGAAGCGATGCCGCGCGACCTCGCGCCGGTGCATCAGCACCCATAGCACGACCCCGATCACGACGGCCTGGAACACGCCCAGCGCGGCCAGCCCGACGATCCACAGTTGCAGCCCGGTCAGTAATGCGAACATCATGATTCGTTTTCCTTTCTTCTATCGGTCGGAGGTATTATGGTCGGAACGTTATTTCAGCGATTCGCCGGCATGGACGCGCTTGACCGCAAACACGGTCAGCGTGCCAAGTCCGGCCATCAGCGCGGCCAATCCGCAGGCCACCAGCATCGCGACGACGAACTCATTCCCGCGTGCCGGGGTCACTCGGTCCGGCACGCGCTCCGGCACGACGATCGGCGTAGGTTGCGGCGGCCTTGGCGGCTCCGGCTTCGGACACGGACAGACCCTATTCCACGGGAGGACCACCGGCCGATTCGGCCACCGGCCCACATGTCGCGGAATTTGCAGATACTCGCCATAGTCTTTGAACACGGTGTACCCGTCCGGTCGAAGGATCATGACGGTCGGCAGGATCTTCACGTGCTGCGCGAACCGCGCCCGCGTCATGGGGTCGCTTTCCGTGAAGATCTGCATTCGAATATCCGCCGTGATATCCTGCACTTCCGGAAGCGATTGCCAATGTCGGACCAAGGCCGTCTCGTCCGGTCGCCGCGCCCAGTCGTCATGGACGACGAGCACGGCCTCATAGGTCTTGCCGTCTGCCGGCAGCTCGATCAGCCGTTGCGCCACCAGGTCCCGGTCGGCCGGCTGTACGGCGGACTCGGGTGGATTCATCGCGACCGACGTGTCGGCCGTTTCGAGAGACAGCATCAAGGCCGCGCCGAGCAGCCCGATTCCCGCTACGCAGAGCAGGATGGGAAGCAGCTTGCTTCGTTGCATGAAAATCTCCTTTGTCTAGAGGTTGTCGCCGTACCACGGCCGCGGCGGTGTCGGCGTATAGACGACAGTCAGCGCCCGGCCTCCGTAGTCGCGCCAGGCATCGAGAAACCGCCTCTTCTCGACCCGGATATCCAAGCGCGGCATGTTGTTGTCGATCAGCACCGCCCATTCCAATTCCGGGAAACCGCCTGGCGTGCGGGCGTAGCCGCAAAACGTGATCGCATGTTGCGGATAGTAGTGGATCGCCGCGCCCCGTCGGGTATCGCTACACCATTGCAAAAACGATTCGTCTCCCGTGTTGGTGTAGGCGAACAACAGGCCCATCCGGTCAAGCACCGCCGCCACGGTCTCGACAGAGGCCGCGCCGGCGTGTTGACGCAGCCGCTCGGCCGCCTCGTATTGGCGCTGATGCATCAGGACGCTGATCGTCGAGGCCCACATGCACGACCCGCCGCCGTAGTTTGCCTGCCGCATCTCAACTGGAAGGTCCATCGGCGGGACCGCCGCATAGGGACATTTTCCATCGGGACAATCGCCAGGCCCGCGCTGCGGATCGTCGCAACCGGCCGCGAGCAGCAGGCAAAACAGCAGCGAGATGAGCTTCGTTTTCATTGCCACGGGAAGGGATTGGGGACCACGGAATCGTCCATCGACTCATCAGCCGTCAACAGGTATTGGAAATGGTCGATCTGTTCCTGCGAATAGAAGACCGTTCCGAGGTAGAGCATCGGTGTCCAGTCGAGATCGGCCGGCGCCACGTCCGCATCGAAGGTCTTCACCGGCGGGACGCCCCCTTGTCGCAAGGCGGCGTGTACTAGTTCGCTGCAAAACCGATCGACCCGGGGATCGTCGCTATTCGGCGTGGCGAAAACGATCCAGCCCAGCCGCCTTCTGGCCCAGATCCGCAGGATGTGCCTCCAGCCGTAGGCGGTCCCGGCGGCGCGGACCATAAAATCCCAGGCCCTGTCTCCCCGATAACCGCGGGTCTGCGGTCGAAAGACATCATAGCTTCCCGGTTCGCGGATGACCTCCTCGCTGAAGGGTACGATCCGCGCGCCCCGCTTCTCGCGTGTCTCGGCGATCGACAGGCAATGATCGGAGGCCCACCCAAGCATGGTCGCATGGGTATATTGCCCGCCGGTCACGCGCCGGATGGCGGCCGAAAAGGCCGACTGGCCTCGGCAGAGCGCGACGTCCCCGTCCCGGAGATCGTCGCGAATGGCTTCGTAGGAAACGGGGACGATGGTTCGCATGAAGAGTGGGAGAGTGGGGAGGAAGGGATTAGGGATTTGAGATTTGAGATTTTTGCAATCTCTAATCCTCAGTCCCTATTCCCTCCGAACAAAACGGTTCGAGGAGCGCTTGGTCGATCGGAACGGGAATCCGTGGCGCCGGCTCGGCGAACTCGGGAAACGTCTGTTGGGCGGCCCTGCGGGCCCGGACCTCCTCGTATCGCTGCCGATGGACCGGCTTCAGGTCCAGGCCCATCGGGGGCAGGGGCTTGTCCGGCCGCAGTCGGTTGGCTCGCCTGAAGGCCCGTGCGTCGGCTTCGATCTCCGGCCCCGGCGTCTGCAGCTCCGGTTCGGTTGCATCGCTCCGCCGCATCCCCGGATGATACTGCCCGTTGGCGATGCGGCGAATGGTTCGGATGGAAATGCCGGTCAGTTCGCGGATTTCCCGCCGCGTGATCGCCGGCCCAGCGAGCAGAATCCGCACATGCCCCACATCCAAGGGGTCAATCGCTCTCGACATCTTGTCTGACGTCCTGTCAGGTCCATCTCGGCGAGAGTGGCGGCCGGCGGCCGGGCTGAACGCGGTGGGCTGTTCTCAGGTTCCGGCCGCGGCCGCCAGGCGCCGGGATGGGTGCGCCGCGGTGCCGCTGTATTGGAGGTTAGCCGCCCCAGGCGGCCAATGGCAAGCAAAGTAAAAGAGGCATCTTGCCTCTTTCGCTTCATCCGCGGAGAAAAGGGGGGGCTAGCGCGACATCCAGCGGCGCTCCGCGACAGCCTTGGAAGCCGGCCGCCCAGGGTTCAAAATAGGACAATTGGCCTAGAATGTCAAGTGAAAAGTGAATAGTGCAAAGTGAAAAGTGCAAATTTCGCGGACCTACGGCCAGGTGACTACGCAGCGGCGCAGCCCGCGGCGCTCTCGTTCGATCCGCTTGCGACACGCCGCCGTGGCGTCCTGGCGTCCCGTGACCGGACGGCCGCAACCGCAGCGGCAGTCGATCGACGGGTCACGCGGCCCGGCCTGTGCGACGGACTCGGCCAGCACCCGGCCCATCGTGAGCGGTACCCCGTTTCCGACCGCCGACCAGAGAAACCCGCGTGACAGTCCGGGGAGTCGCAACGATCCCGGCAGGCCCTGGGCGAGGCAATGCCGGCGGAAATCGCCGCCCCGCCTGTACCGCGCCATTGCTGCCGGTTGCGCCCGGGTTGGCCTCACGGAGCCGCGGTCGGTCACCTTGAGGCGGCGCGGGCGAATAATCCATCCCCTAAGGTGGCCGAACTGGATGTGCCGGGCCCGCAGTTGTGTGCCGCCGCACTCGAGATCCCAGATGTCCAATCGCTGGACGGTGTAGCCGTCGAGTCGCACGTCGGGGACGCGCGGGACGTTTTCGAGGAGAAACCAAGTCGGCTGAAGCTCAGTCACGACCCGCAGGTACTCGCCGAGCAAGCGCACGCCTTCGCCGGAGGGCTTGGATCGGCGCGCGGAAGAAAAGTCCTGGCAGGGCGGTCCACCGATGATACCGTCGAACCGGCCGGCCAGTCCCTTCGCGTCGAAGTCCTCGATGCGCGTGCCCCATAGAACGTCCGGGCCCGTCACGACACAGAAGCCGGATTCGCGGAAGGCGCGCCCGAGAAGATCTAGGCCGGGAAACAGCGAGAGGACAAGTTCACCGTGACTGCACGTGGAGTCACTCATACGGATTTTCCGGTCCGGACGGCCACGGAACCATACCGCCGTTTCCGCCGTGCCGGACCGGCACGCCAGATTCGCCGATGTCGCCGGCGGCCACGGCAGATCGGGGATTATTGGAAAACGGGAAATTCTCGACAGCCACGCAAATCCTCCGGCCATTCGTCCGGCCAGTTTCCGGTCTTCATGCGCAGGCGCCATCGCCCGTTTGCGTGGCGCGAGACCTTCGTTTCGCTCACGAACCGGCCGGCGACAAGGTGACTGAGTGTGTAGGTCGGCACGTTTGGCGCGAGCCAATCGCCGTGCAGATTCTGCCCAAGCTGTTTGATGAAAAACGGGACGCGCTTTTTTCGGGTATCAGCGGCCAACCGGCGGAACCAGGCCAGATCGCAGGGCCTCGCCCCGACGCCGGTTTCTCCGCCGGCGATGATCCAATCGACCCAGTTCAATGAAACAGGACCGGTGGCCGGAATGAGATCAATAGGCCCGAGCAGCGGCTCGATCGAGAGAAACCGTCTCGGCGCCGGGGTCGCCATCAATGCCGGTAAATGGGCCTTGAGGTCGAAGTTCGACGATACCGAACAGCCGGCCCAAATATGCCCGGCGCACGGCCCGTCGAGTGCGCGCCATTGTTCGCTCATTCGTTCCGTCCTCTTGGTGAGCACCACGTAGGTATGGCGTGGCGCCGCGTGCATCACGTCGAAAATCCGCGTCCGCATCTCAAATGTCACCTCGTCGTGAAACAGATCGCCCATCGAGCAGACGAAAATCCGGGCCGGCTTGCGCCAATGCAGCGGTTCTTCCAACCGGTCCGTGTGGAAGGTCACACGAAAGGGGTCCTCGGCGTCGTATCCGAACCGCCCGCGCAGCCGTGGGCTTTCGGCCGCCCGCTTGGCGTAGCAATGCGCGCAGCCCAGGCCGATCGGAGTACAGCCGGTGATCGGATTCCACACCTTGTCGGCCCATTGGATCTTCGTGTCGGCCATGGTCATTTTCCCACGGTCATCGGCGTTTTTCTTAGTGCCTTCCGCCTGGCGATTTCATCCTTCCTTTCGATCGCCCCGGCCGCGGCCCGCAGCCACGTTGCGAGCTGCCGACGATCGACCCCCTCCGCGAGTCCCGTCAAAATCAGCCGGATTCGCACGTCCAAGTCTGCGCAATGACTGGCCAGGCCGCTATCGTCGGGGAGGAATCGGACCAAGAGCTTACCGCTCACCCGGGCGCTATCGCCGTTTTCGCCGTGCCGGACCGGCACGCCAGATTCGCCGATGGTGGCCACCACCGCCGTTTCCGCCGATTGGTGATGGAGCACCGACAGCAACGCCAGCCGTTTCAGCCGGCCCATCGCCGCCAGGCGTCCACACCACCGCCGCTGTTGGCGTCGGATGTTCTCCCGTTCTCGACAATTGTCCCCCAGATACCGGTAATCATGCAGAGCGTCCGGCTCCGGGTAATTCCTCCACAGCACCTCGGTAGACATACCCCCGCCGCGATTGACGACGTCGAATCGCACGCAGTCCCAGTCCGCGAGGTCCGCCGCGTACAGCGACGAGTCGTAGCCGGAGATAAGAACGCGGCAGCAGAGACCCTGCAGTATTGCTAGCAGCTTCTGATGGTCCGCCACCATCATTTTGTGGAGGTATCGGTCGCGCGTGGCGCCGAGGTACGGCGGATCGCAATACACCATCGCGTCCATGGGTAAGGTGCGCCCATGCATTCCCAGCCAATCGATCCCGTCGCCGATCAGGAGTTGGGTCCCCGGCGGTACCATACCGGCGATTGCGGCGATTGCGCCCGGGTCACGGTCGATGCCGATGTTGATCTCCGCCGGCCGCTTCAGGCGCAGGATCGCCCCCGAACCAAGAAAGGGCTCGACGTAGATCCGATGCGGCGGCATCTGATTGATGATGCGGTGGTAGGTCCCTCCCGCATTTTTCCCGCCGGGATATTCCATGTGGCCCTATTTCATCCTGCTGTGGAAGCGGCATCTTGCCGCTTGTTATGGACGCGGCAGGATGCCGCGTCTACTTCAACTCAAAAGGGACCTGGCGAATCCCCAGGTATTTTTCCCACAACGGGTCCGCGGACGGTCGCGGAGAATTCGATCCGGCCTGTTTGACGAAGAGCGGGGTACCCGAAACAAAGCAGCGTTCCGCAATCGGCCGGACCCAATCGGAATAACACGGCCTTGCCCCTGGACCCGTCTCGCCGCCAACGATGATCCAATTGATGGACCATACCGGAAAATCGACCGGACCGATTAGGGGTTCCGCCGAGACGAACCGGCTCGGCGCTCGGGTACGGTGGAGAAACGGGATCCGTTGGTCCGCCTGAAACTGATCTTCAACCGAAACGCCCGCCCAAATGTGCGCGGCGCAAGGTCCGTTCCAATTCACGATGCCCCGTCCCATCCGATCGAGGTCCCGCCATTCCCCGGCCATTCGCTCAGCGCGTTTCGTGAGCACCAAAAACCGATGTCGCGTGGCTGACATCATCGTAGACCAGACCTTCGCCCGAAAATCGAACGGAATGTCTTCGTGAAACAGGTCGCCCATCGAGCAGACAAAAATGGCCTTCGGTTTTCTCCATCGCAGTGGATCGGCCATGCGATCGAAATGGTAGGTGATGCGAAATGGATCCATGGCGTCATACTGGCATCGCCCGGCCAGCCGCCTGGCCATCCGCATGGCGTAGCAGTTCGCGCAGCCCGGCGAGACCCGGGTGCATCCGGTCACCGGGTTCCACACCTTGTCGGCCCACTCGATTTTCGTGTCGCCCATGTCGGTTCCCAGTTTTCAGCTATCAGCTATCAGCTATCAGCCATCAGCCATCACCCGTGAGTGATGTCCGGTTCCGCCCTGCGGCCAGAAACTCCGCGGCCCAATCATCCGATTCCTGGCGTGCCCGCGACACGTCGAGTCCGCGTCGGACGATCGCCTGGAGGACGGCCATCGCATTGTGGATCCCGGGCGAGGTCGCGCAGTGGTGGCAGGCCGTCAAAAAACGCTGCTTCGCATCGGCCGTATCGGCAATCCAGCCGCCTTCGATCCCCGTGCGGAATAGTGCCCGCAGCAGGTGCCAGTCGCGCGAATGCACCGCCGATCGAAGCTGCCCGCCCGTGAGTCCGCCTACCGCGGCCCATGGTTTTGCCGGGATCGCCGATTCGGCCCCGGCCGATCGGTCAGGTCCGGTCAGGTCGGTCAGGTCGGTCAGGTCGGTCAGGTCGCTGCGTGACACGTGAACACGTTCACGTTCACGGACACGGTCCACGGACACGGGTTTTAAATTTACGTTATCACGGACACGGAGCGACCTGACCGGACCTGACCGGACCTGACCGGACCTGACCGGACCTGACCGGACCTGATCGTTTGAAATTATTCTTGCAGGGTCGAACGCTGCAAATTTCGGCGCCGACGCCGGCGCTTGCGACGGCAGTTGTGCCACTCGCAACCAGTCGACCTCATAGGTCCAAGGCGAGGTCGCCCGGTCGATTGCCAGGACGCCTGCCCGGGCCAATTCGATCGCGCCGTCACGCCACGAATTGGGGCTGGCCGAGAGGCGCAACTCCTTGCATCGCTTGCCGATGCGCGACTTGGACGCGGACAGGCGGCTCCGGCTCTCGTCGCCTAACTGGATCAACTCGCCGTCGGCGGCCAGCAGGCAGAGGACGGCTCGTTGACGCGGTGCCAGGGGTACTGGCCGCAGGTAGGTTTCGATCGCACACGCACGCTCATCCGCGGTGGCCAGGTCTAAGGGGAGTTGTCGGTCCATCGGTCAGGGTCGGTCAGGGTCGGTCAGGGTCGGTCAGGGTCGGTCAGGGTCGGTCAGGGATTGTCCCTGATCGTCGGGGTCCCGTAGTAGGTCGGAAGCTTCGCCGCCTTCAGGCGGGAGGCAATGTCGGCCTGGTGGGCCGCCAGGACGGCTAGCAGTTCGCCCGCCTCCGGCCGGCAATGGATCCGCTGCTGTTGCACGTCATAATCGAGCATCAGCCGGACCGTGTATTCCTGCCGCTCACCGGGATCGTCATAAAGCGGCACGGAAACGATGAGTTCGTCCGGCAGATCGGCCGTCCCGGTCACTTGCGCCTCGATCGACTTGCCGAGACTCTCCCGGGAGCGTTCGACGATGCAGGTCGCCGCCGTGTCGACCTTCCAATCCAGCCGGCGGAAGCGGCCGATCGTCGCGGCGTCGACGCGCAAAGAGAACCGCATTGCCCGGATCAGATCGCGTTGGGACAGGCCGTTTTCGGCCGAGTCCATCGACAGGATCGCCAGTTGCGCGTCGCTCGGGGTGAGGTTAAACAGGGCGATTTCCCGACGGTCTGCCGCGTCGTAGACCAGGCACACCTCGTCGTGGTTGTGCCACAACTCGCCCGCGGGGAATGTCTTCGCCCGTTCCAACAGCGAATCGAGCGATAAAACCCTGTCACTCCGGAGGGCCGGCGGGACCGAGAGTTCCATATGGTCGCCGTTCTGGCAAAACAACGCGAATCGCGGGTCGGGCGATTTGAGGATCTTCGCCTCGGCCGCGGCGACGGCGGTCGCCTGGATTTGTTGGATGGCTTCTTTGGTCAGGTCCATAGTCAAAGTCCTTTCAAGCAGGGGTTATCAAAAGGGTTCACTTGGTCTCCAAATCGTCATCGTCGTCCATCGCGTCCAAGGCCATTTGCCGGACGTTGGTGGGCGAATTTTCGTTGAAAAATAGATCGCCCTGGCGGTCGATCCCGAAACTCAAATCCTTGGTCCGGTGGGGCGGAACTTTGACCTGGTAGCTGAACGCGCCGACGGTGCCGGTGCAGACGAAAACGCCCTTTACGTCGGTCTCCTCGTACGATGGCACGATCTCGAATCGCATCGTGACTTGCCGGGGCCTTTTTTCGAGCGGGCGATCGGCACAATCGAGCGCGGCCTGGCGAAGGACCTTGAGGAAGGCAATCGCAGGTCGCCCCCCGTCAAGTTTGTTCAAAGTTTCCAACTGGAGATTGGTCAGGGCTTGTTTCATAGAAGACTCCTTAGTTAGGGGATACCTCTTACCGGCTGAATCGCCGGGCGTGCTCCTCGCAGGTCCGCCGCCCGGCGGCGAGGGTCCTTCGGGGCCGGCGGACCAATGTGTACCAGCCCAGCCCATCATGAATTTCGGCCCGGTAGCCCGGCGGGATCGGGTCGGCCGGGCCGAGCAGAATCCGGAACTTCACCACGCGATACCGGCCGCATCGCGAGGTATAGATCACGTGGACGACGTCGCCGTCCAAAACGGTCCGGCGGGTCGCCCGGGTATTCCATTGCAGGGGTGGCGATTTCGTGATCATTTTTTTGCGATCAGCCATCAGCTTTCAGCCGTCTTCGAGATGTCGGACGTTGTTCTCTTGCCACGGGCTAGGGTTGTCGAAGTAAATATGTTCCCCGCCATGACCGCATCCCTGGTGAAAATTTGCCCTACAGGTGCTGCAAGTTGGCGGATTGATCGGATGTCCGTGGTCATCCTGAACTCGGACCACGCGCAGTGGCGCACCGCAGGCATCACAATAATCGCGCACATAACGGCTTCCTGGTATCGCCGATCCTCTGGGCTCCACCATGCCTTCCGTCTTCATTTTCCGCTCCCGTGGATCCATCTGGAGATCCGGCGTACCGCCCGGCCGATCCGTTCTCCGATGGTCGGCCGCTCCAATCGACGCCGCAGGCCGTGACCCGCCAGGTCGCAGGCCTCGATCCACGCGGCCAGGATCTCGGCCGCCTGGGGATCGATCCGCGCGGCAATCGCGCCGATCAAACCGGCCGAGTCCCGTACCCAGGCCGGATCGAGGTCCGGGATCGTCCCGGCCACGCCGAGGACCATGGCGATGTGCCATTCGTCGCAGGGGTGCATGGCCACCGTTACCAGCGGCCCGCGGGCAAGCCGTTTCTGGAGTGAGTCGAACGTGCCGGGAAGCGCCAGCGAGATCGAGTGGGTTTTCATCGGTTCACTCCTATTTCGCTCCTCAACCTAAAAATCCATTCCTTCCGGAGGTCCGGATCAAAGCACACGTCGATGTCGGCGAGGAGCAACCCGGTTTTCGCCCTCGCCAAATGGTAGATAAGGTCGCGACTTTTGGGCCCCGGAAAAATTGCCGATATAGACCACCAAATCCACGGCCGGCGGCGACAGTGAACCCGGATGCGGCGGACTATCCTCGCGGCGTCCCGCTCCGTTAGGGTCGCACGGTATCTGGCCGACGGTAACTGTTTCATGGTCCCCTCCTAGTACGGGTTCCTCTTCTCTGTTCGCGCCTGAACAGAGAAGAGGAACCCGTATTCCCCCGGTGCCGTGGTGATGGCCCCGTTTTCTGCTACCTTGTCCGATTGAAAAGGCGACCGTAGAGATCGTATAGCCAGGTAGGCTCCTGCCGTGGCGGACACTCCGGATCCGGCCAGGCGAGTCCGGGCACCTCCGGCAGGGCAAAACCGTCCAGGACGCTCGCCGGTGCCACGGCCCGAGTCATCGGATCGCGGCCAAGCAGTTCCCCCAACGTGTCCTGGTAGAATTCTAGGACCACCCCGCAACCGTGGCCGAGTTGTGCCGATTCGGCGACCGGCGAACAGCGATAGAGCCAGGTCGAGCAGAGCCGCCGTAGCGTCTGATGCGGCTTTTCGGGTGCCGCGGGAAAGTCCATCGACTGCACCAGCCGGTGCCAGGACTGCGTACTGTGCGGCCACCCGGCCAGGTATTCCGCGTCGCCCATGGCGCGCAGGGCCTTCAGAAGGCCGAGGACCCGGCGGCTGAGGTACAGGATTCGCGGTTTCCCGGTCTTGACGTTTTCGCCGCGCAGCAGGAGCCAGTGGTTCTCCATATCGGCGGTCCTGGCGGACAAGAACTCGCCGAGCCGCATGCCGGTACCCAAAAGCGCCGCCTGGGCCAGGCAAACGCGCCGGCGCTCCCCGGCCGTGGCGTCCCCGTGGCGCGGATCGAGGTACGATTGCCAGCGCCCGGCGATCTCGGCCAGGGTCGGGACGCGGACCGGAAGCATCCGGGGCCGCGGCGTGGCTTCGCCCGCATCGCGGGGCAATCCGCAGAAGCCGAGGAAGGTCGAGACGTGGCGCCACCGATGCCCGACCGTCTGTTCGCTCGGCAATTGAGGGTCGGCGATCGCCGGCCTTTTTGCCCGAACGAAGGCACGGATCGATTCGGGCGAAAAATTCTTCGGGACCGTGCCGGCTTTCCGCCGGTCGATCGGCCGGTCGCGGAGCCAATCGCAGAAATCGGCCGCCGCGTCCCGGGAAAACTCGGAGAGCGGAATGTTCGCGCCGAGAAACTCGATCAGCCTCCAGAGCGACTGCCGATCGTCGGCAATGGTCCGTGGCCGGCGTTTCAATCGCTCCCGGCGCGAGACGTAGAGGCTGATGGCGTCCGAGAGGAGAATATCTCGGTCCTCGGTCCATTGAAACGACAACTGGGGCGACCTCCGTGGCGACCCCCGCAGAGCCTGCGCTTGCGATGCGAACATGGGGATCCTCCGGGGAAATGGGGTGCGCTGGGCGACATGCCCGGCACGACGGTGTAAAGCCCCAGTATGATTCGAGGTTCATGGGACGACTCCCTCACCGGCCATTTCGTCGATCGCCGCGCGTACCACGTCGTCCGGCACGTCGAACAGGCCAAGCTTGCCTCGGTAGGGGATAGGGGTCCGGAATCGCCTCGGGTCGCGCAGTACCAGGCAGTCAGGGCCTTCGATATGCCGACCCCATTGCCGGATCAATTCGGGAAATCGGCCGGCCCTCATGGCCGACCGGAGCGAAGGCACCGACAGGGAAGCCACCAGTTCGCAGACGCCGATAATGGCCCCGAAGGCCATGTCGGCGATCCGAAGGCCGTATTCGAGGTCGAGGCACCTGCCCGGGGCTTCCTCGATCCAATCGCGGGACTTTCCCGCATGGATCAGGAGGGGCCCTCGATAGTGCGTGGTCCAGATCCGGTTCTCGACGAGTTTGTCGCCGCGGATGATCAGTTCGGCGTAGGGCTGGCAGATGGTCAGAGTTTTCATTTCGACTCCCTAATCCCTTTCACTGGTCAGTCGTCACTGGTCAGTTTCCAGCCGGCGATGGTCTCGGTGACACGTAGGCGGCCATTTTTGCCCGTCTCGGCCTTTAAGACGGCCAACACATCCGATTCGCCGACGAGGAGATCGGCGGCGATCACCCGCGCTTTGGCGCAGCCTACCCGCTGCAAATACTCCCCGATCCTGAGTGCCAGCGCGGCCATTGGATCGAAGTGCCGGATCGACGGGCGGTCTGGGATCAAGGTCCGCAGTCTTTTGAGGAGGGTCACTTCGTTCTCCAGTTTCGCGATTTCCTCATCGACGACCTGGGCGTTGATGCCGGACAAGTCCCGGATGACCTTCAAAGCATGGCGGTGGGCGTAACTCGCCCGAGCCTTCGCCCGGGCCTCGGGGGTATGCATCGCGGCATTGGCGGCCGGATCGCGGACGCCGCTTTTTGGGATTCCTCTGGGCATGGGTTGGCTCCTGGTCAGTTGTCAGTTGTCAGTTGTCAGTTGTCGGTGGCGACGGCGGAAGATAGCGGATGGGAAGTCCGCTATCCGCTAACCTGGAAACTCTAGCGAAACTGGATAACGTTCTCAGCGTCATCGTTCTTTCCTCATCCTGAAGCCGATGCCGCCACGGAATTGATTGTCGCGGACGACCTCGATGCCCTCCAGCCCGAGCAGTTCCGAGTTGACCAATCTCCGCGACGCATTCCATACGAGCTGATCCGTCTCGTCCTGGAAAATCCGCCAAATCGACACCCACCGGTACGGTTCGCGCTCAAGGGCCATCCGTATAATCCGGATGGCTTGGGCCTCATACGGTGCGAAACACCCCGAGACAGATTCCATCGCGATTGCGATTTCCGATTCCATGCGTCCTCCGTCAGGGCCGATGCCCCGGCCCTGCTCGCTCCGCTCGGACCCAAACCCATCCACGGCGGCCGGCGTGCGCCGACCTTGAAAAACCGGGGGAAGACCCTGCACACACACCTGCGAAAATCCGAGCGGAGCGAGCAGCGCCGGGGAAATCACGCCAAGGCGCAAAGTAGAAGAGGCATCTTGCCTCTTTCCCCGCCTTGGCGTGCGGCTGGGAAAATCGAGGCGGAAGGAGGAGCGCATGCGGGGGACCGGCGACAATCGCGGACGCTGCCCACCGTAAGCCGCTTCCCGGTGCAGCCCGGGCGGGCCAATCGTCGCCGGTTTGGGGGACCCGCGCAGCAGCTTCCATCCTTCCGCCTCGTCCGTTGACTACGCCGCCCCCAGCCGGGCCGCCGAGGTCGTATAAGCGGCCGGGCCGGGAAGCGGGTCAAGATCGACGAGGGGGCATGATGATGCGCCGCAAGAAGGCGCCAAGATTTGGCGGGATTCTCACCCCGCCACACCCGTTCGATCTATCGTTTCGGTTGAACTCCAGAAAACTACTTCAAACATGCGAGGTCAAAACTAGCACAGGCCGGCCGGACCGCCAATAGTGAACGGTCGTCTACCAGCGGGGAAAACGGTCCAAAACCACAACCTGTTGTGGTTTGGCGGATGCTTGACCACTACATTTTGTGGTCCAAAAAGTTTGGCCCGTGGGCCAGAACCCCTGCCGGGGCGAATTTCAACGTAGACGCGGCTTCCAGCCGCGTTTTTTCCGAAGCGGCAGGATGCCGCTTCCACAACGTGGCCGCGGCTTCCAGCCGCGTTTTTTCCGAAGCGGCAGGATGCCGCTTCCACAATCAATCGGCGGCGGCGAGACTTGCATCGGTTGAACTAGTGGGCGGGACCGATGGAGGTCCCGCGCGCTTTGATTTCCGCCGGGCGCTCGCGCACAAACCCGGAGTCTCGCCGCCACCTTTTTTCAAGGTAGACGCGGCTTCCAGCCGCATCCCGCAATCCAAAGTAGACGCGGCTTCCAGCCGCATCCCGCAAGCGGCAGGATGCCGCTTCTACCTGAGGCGCCGCCCGGATTCGAACCGGGGATGGCGGATTTGCAATCCGCTACTCTATTTTACCGGGATATGGCCCCTTCCTGCGTGGTAGGGCCCATTTGTTCAGCATTGCGGCGGGGCGGCCCGCGCGGGAAGATTCATCCGCCGCGGCACCGAGGCAGTACGGGTTCCTCTTCTCTGTTCAGGCGCGAACAGAGAAGAGGAACCCGTACTGCCCCACCCTGAAAAGTGTCGCCAATTGGCGACGAAACGAGGTCGATCATGCATTCACCCTGGTCCTGTCCGGTCCCCGATCCGCCGCCGAAGGCTCGCGAGTCCATCCCTGAAATGCCGGTCCGGCCTCTTTTGGAACGCACGGCCCTGGACCTCTTCATCGAACGCTGGGCCTCGAAATTGATCCGTCTTCCGGGGACCTGGTGGACCGCCGCGGTCCTCGCGTTCCTCGGATTTCTACTGACGGCCCGAAGCGAACCCGGGTCGGCCGTGGTCTGGAATTACCTCCTGCTGGTCGGCGGCTCTATCTGCCTGGCCGCCGCGATTTCCTTCCATTGGTTCGCCGGCCGGTTCCGGTGGCGTTTGGCCGGCGCGCTGACGGTCTGCGCCGTCTCGGTTTACGCGCCATTCGACGGCTACGAAAATTGCTGGACGAAGTTCGATGGTTCGGAAAAAGAGATCGAAGGCCGACCGAAAGACCGAAAGGGAGCGCGCACCGAATATCGGGATTCCTATTGGCGACGTGGAAGAACGCCGTACTATCGCTATTGCAACAGCTACGACAAGCACGAATGTTCCATCACCATGCAAGGCCCGATGGCCGGACAGACCAAGCCCCACGGCGAATGGACAACGATCCTCTGGAAAGACGATGTTCGCCAGACGCGCAACTGGCGTTGGTACGGCGAGACGATCAGCGAGGGCGAATGGCACCTGCGGAGCGCGCGGGCCGGATCGGCCGCCTCGGGTTTTCTGCTTGCCCTGCTGGCCTTCGCGCTAGGTTGCGCTTGCTATCCGCTCTATCGGTTGGCAGGCCGGATCGGCCGGGCCTCCGGGAGTACTTCAACGCCGGAAACGGCGGCGGTCGATCGAGAAAACCCGGCCGCGCCGATCGGCGGGACTTGCCCTCGATGCCGCGCCTCGGTCGTTATGGGAGAACTCCACTGCCGCCGCTGCCAGCAGCCCCTGGCCTGGACCCCGCCCGGGCCGGTCAGCTTGCGGTGAGAGAATCAGGGATCGGCGGCACCGCGGCAGTACGGGTTCCTCTTCTCTGTTCAGGCGCGGACAGAGAAGAGGAACCCGTACTGCCCCGCTTTGCGGCTTTCCACCGTCTAACCGACGGCCCACCTCGGACACGGCGGGACGATCAAGACCCCCAGCCGTTTCCGCCCTTCCAGGGCGGTCCTGAACCGCGTCCGGCCCGGGCACCCTTCGCCATATCGCCGTGGGCAAACATCCACGTCGAAGAGCGAGCAGGATCGGCAGACCGCCAATCGCCGCTCGATCTCCGCCAGGGCCGCGTGCCCCGGGCCCTCGGCCCTGCAATTCCGACGCGGCGGCGGACCCGGCAGCGGATACCTCCACCCGCACTCCAGGCAGGTGTATGGCGGTTTGGCGCTCCATCGGCAGTCGACGGGCATCTTGCTCTACTCGATCATCAGGACCTGGGCGGAGAGCGTCGGAAAGAGGGGGCTGCATGAGTAAGAATCTGCAATCCCCGGGAGTGTCTTGGCCTCAGTGCAATCGAACGATGCTTTGGGATCTCCTCCCCATTCGATGAATTGGACCGGAAACTCGTCATCGACGAATTTTAGGTGGAGAAACCATCCAGTATTTGCGGCGAAGAGCTGAAGGTATTCTGCGCCGCAGGGCGACCCGGGCGGAAAATCGTAGCGCCAGAGGCATTGCGACTCGCCCCCCTCGTCGGTCACCACGTGATCGAGGACGTAGGGTCCTGCCAACCCGGCGCACTCGGAACACTGGAGGTCACGGAGGGCCGGCAAAACGACCAGGACTTGCGCAGGCACTCCGTGTGCGTCGCAGTGCTGACAACACCTCTCGCAGTACGGGTGGGGCATTTATTGGTCCCCGAGGCAGGCGCTCTGGATGAACGTCGCATGGCCCTTGGACTCGCCGCTGGCCGTGCAGTCGACCATCCAGATGATCAATGGCACCCCAGTGCCGGCGATCTTCGTCTGCCACTTGGCGATCTGGTTGTCGACGAGTACCGTCTCGGAACTCCCCGATACCGGGCTCTGCCCGTCATCCAGTGGCACGACATTGTCCACGGTGAAGCTCACGGCGGTCCTGTCCACCTGCCCGGTCGTCTTGGCCGAGCACATCCGGGCCAATACCTGAAGCGAAACGATCTCCCAGCGGTCCCGCGCGTCGTTATACCAGGCCTTTCCCCGCGCGCCGTGGTTCGATCCGCTGTAACCGGTGCTATCGCGGCCCCGCGCGCGACGATTGCCCTCCGAATCATCGTAGACCAGCAGCGTTTCGCCCTCCGTGTCGGCGTCGCTTCCATCGGCCTTCATCTGGTAGGCGTAGGCCGACCCGCCGGGCTCCAGGTCGGCCTTGAGTTCGAAGCGGAGAACGTCCGTCGGCGGCGCGGAACCCGGCCGGGCGAGGATCGGACCTGTGCGGGGATCGAACATGGGGAGCTTTCAGCTATCAGTTGTCAGCTATCAGCCGGACAAGCCGAAAGCTGACGGAAAAAGGGGTCAGGGGGAAGGGGGGGGGGGTCTTCAAAGTCGCGACCAAAAACCGCAA